GGCGGCAAGCCCTGCGGCATCGTGGATGGTGAGGGCAATGCCGAATACTTGACTGCCGTGATCCGCGAACTGCTGCGCAGCACGGAGTTTGTGGACGGGCTGACCGGTGAGGGCTGGCAGCTGTGGATTGACCAGCTGACCGGACTGACAAACCTGACGGTGGACAAAGTGACTGCCCGGCAAAGCCTGGTGGCGCTGGAACTGCTGATCGAGAAGGTGCGCAGCGTGTGCGGCCAGCTGGTGGTGTCCGCTGCCAACGGCAAGATCAAGGACGTGGTGAAGCAGGGCGACAACTACCGCATCGTGTTTGAGCAGGAATCGGGCTTTGTGGCCCATGACCTGATGCGCTGTGCGGTTACGGGTGGTAAGAAACTAAAAGCATACTGGGTGGAGGTGGCTTCGGTGATAGCCGGCGGTGTACTGGTCCCGGTAAGCGAGTTTGGCGGGGTGAAGCCGGAGGCAGGCGATGAGTGCGTGCTGATGGGCAACACCGAAACCCCGCTCCGGCAGAACCTTATATCCATTGCGGCCACGGAGGACGGACAGCCCCGTATCGACATTCTGGACGGTGTGAAGGCCAAGAACTTCAACGGCTGCCTTCGTTGCCGGCTGGGTAAGCTGGACGGCATCAGGAGCAGCGCTTTCCCGGCAGACAAACAGCCGAAAGGAAACGGCCTGTATGCCGACAACGTGTGGCTGAAGGGTACGTTCGTGTTGATGACGGGCGAGGACATCCTGACGCGGTTTGAGATAACCGAGGGGAAAATCCATTCAGCCGTGGAAAGCTTGCGCAAGGAAATACGCGAAGAACAGAGTTATCTGGACAACAGCAGTTTTGCCGACGGCATGGACAAATGGAAGACGGGCAGCAAGGCTACGCTGTTCACCCTGGGCGGACGCTGGATCTGGGCGAACGGCGGTCCTTACGGTACGAAGCCGGACGGCCATGCCGAGATACGGACCGACGGCAAGGTGCCTTATGCCTATATCCGGAACAGCTATATCATGCAGAAACTGGAGGACTTCCGGCTGGTACCGGAGTACCGGCAGACGAACAGCCAGGGCGAACGGGTGCCCGGCGTGGTGTATCTGTCGTTCAGCTACCGGGTTATCAAGGCCGGAAGGTTGAAAATAGAATTTGTGAACGCTGATAAGACCGGGTTTGAGAACTTCAACATGTTCGGCCATGAAGAGGACCTGCCCGTTGGCGGTGAGAAGATGTTCACGTTGGACGGACTTTGGAACGGCACTGGCGACTTCAAGCTGTCGTTTACGGGCGTGATTTACATTTCGCTGCTGGTGTTCAGCACCAACAAGGCGGACGCACTGGCCTATAAGTACCGTACACTGTTCGAACAGAGCGACCGGCTGGTAAAGATTTCAGCGGCGGTCTTCGACAAGGACGGTAATGCGCTGAAAGAGACCGGGCTTGTCATAAAGCCTGAAGGTTCCGGTCTGTATGCGCAGGACAATACAGGAAAGATTGCCCTTATCGGGGTGAGCGTGGAGGAAGAGGACGAGTACGGAAATACCGTGAGCAAAATCAAGCTGACAGCCGACCATATACAGCTGGAGGGACTGGTAACGGCCAACGGCAACTTCAAGATACTGGAAGACGGCAGCATTGAAACGACCAACGGTAAGTTTACCGGAGAGATAGACAGCAGCAAAGGGAAAATCGGCGGCTTTGAGATAGCGAACGGCCGTATCGGTTCTGTGGCCGACTCTCACGGGAGCGGTGGCGGTCTTGCCATTTATGATGATTTTTTCCGTGTCGGCGGCAGCAAAGGATATGTGATGTTCGGTGATGATGTGATACCGTCTTCTGCAGGAGGAGCTTTTACCGCTGTCGGTCGTATCGTGAACTCAGCCCCCAATATATACGGGAATTACGGCTTCGACCAAGCGAACTATGGATTGTTTATAGATGTTACCGGCGGTACGAAGAACTACGGTATCAGCAGCAATGCGGCATTACTTGCCCCGGCGTTTATCAATACGAAAGCCAAGCTGCTTACCTTCGGAAGTGGAAACTACACGGTGGATTTCTCACAACACAATATCATTTTGATGTATTACAATGAACCCAACTACAGTAAGGTAGAGGTTACGCTGCCGTCGGAAAGTTCTGTGGCATACAAGTTCGGCATGAGTTACTTGCCTACCGATTTTGCAGCCATTGTCACGTTCAGGGTCAGACCCGGTTCAAAGAATATCATACTAAAAGGTATCTATAACCACAATGAAGATTTGCAAAACTACGAGATGGCATCCGGGGACTCCGTAACGGTACTTATTACAAAAGCGGACGGATTCCGTTACCAGATATTGAATCATTCATCCTAAAAAACAGATATATATGAAAAAGTTAGATTTCAGGAATTTCAGCGTTCCCACCGGAATAACCCGTCAGACGAGGGAGGTTTTCGATGCACGTGAGCAGATAGCCGATTTGCTGTATACGCGTGTCAGTGGCATCAAGGCCCATCGGCTTGCGTTCAAGATTTTCGAGAGTACCGGCGAGACCGAGTTCAGCGATGAGGAAACCGGGATGATACACATGGCGGTGGAACGCTATTGTCTTCCCAATGTGATAGATGCCCTGAACGAAATCCTGGGCGGGTCAGAAACCGATAAAAACGAATGAGTATGGCAGAAATGACACAAGAAGAACTGGTTCAGGAAGTGCTGGACCGTGTACTCCAGAGTTCTACCGGCGTGGAGGACTTGGAGACCGTCACCTCGCTGAGCGGTGTGAAATCACTGCCCGGGGAGAAGGACGGCAAGATGGTGAACGTCCCCCTGGAACTGATAGGGAAGCCTGCGAGCGATGCCGCCGCCCGTGCCGAGGCTGCCGCCAAGAAAGCGGAAGGAGCCGTAGCCGGACTGGAGGAAAAGACCCAGGCCGCCACGGAAGCGGCCACCAAGGCCAACGAAGCGGCAGCCAAGGCAGAAAACGCCGCTGCCAAGGTGGAACAGACTACGGCAGCAGCCATCGGCGGGGCTACCGCACGCTTTTCCTCATGGATGGAAACAGGCAACGTTTTACCTGACAAGAGTACCAAACCGGGCGGCAGCGTAGTGTATGTAGCGGATGCCGGGAAGTTCGCCTACCACATGGACTCCACCCTGTACGGGGACTGGGATGTGGCGGGTGTGCCTCCTGCCGGCATATTCATGAATGCGGACCGGACAGCCATCCTGCCGGACAAGCTCTACCTGCTGGGTGATGCCGTATATACCGGAACAGGCGGCAGCCTGAGACTGCTGGCCTACCGGCATGAGGTGATGAGCGGGGAAGCTTACGAGGCGCTGCAGGACAAGGATGCGAATACGCTGTATCTGATTTATGAGGAGGATTGACGATGATAACCATAGGCGGTAAGGAAATAACGGCTGCGTATGTGGGGAAACGTGCCCTGTCGGCAGTCTATGCCGGGGCAAGACTGGTGTGGTCTGCGATAAGCAGCTGTTTCGGACTTGGATACTGGAAAGGCGACGAGCCGTGGAACGGATCGGACGCATGGAACGGTAGCAGTAAAACTGATAAATGAATGATTATTATAAAAGGACAGTATTATGGCAAAAAGGAAAATAAGCGGAATCATCAACGCGACTGAACATCCGATGAATCTTGAAACACCATGGAATCAGAAACAGCCGGACGGCACCTATCATGCCTATGCAGGCGATGACATCGAAGCGTTCCTGAAGAAGGAACTGTCAAACCGTACCCCTACCGAGGAACTGGTGAGCGGCGAGACGAAACCTCCTACATCCGGAACGGTGTTCGATGCGATGGTGGGTACGGTGACGGACGTGGATGTGCAGGACAGCGAGGACGGCACCCAGTACGTGATGACCGTCAAGCAGAAGGACAACCAGGGCGGCGAGAGCTCGAAGGAAGTGCGCTTTTCCAAGTACACGGACGATGACAAGGTGGTGGTGAACATCGACCTGACGGACAGCGGCGGTGCGGGACTTCCCGCCTCGCAGTATCTGGCACTGGGCAGCGGCTTTGTGGTGAAATACTCCGTAGGTGTGGGCACTGCCGGTGGCGGTACGGTGGACGGCTACAGCGACCTGAAAGCCCGCGTGATCGTGAAACGCGGTTCGACCGTCATCAGTGAGTTCCGGGATGCGGAGTTTGTGGGCGTTACAGCCGGACAGAGCTATACCTTTGACGCTTCGCCCTACCTGAAGGATGCCACTGCCTATACCGTACAGGTGGAAGCGCAGGCAACTTACCAGGACGGCACGCTGATGAAGACGGCCACGGCCAAGGTGACCATGGTGGCCATGGAGCTGGAGACCACCTACTCGGCGGGCAACGGGCTGGCCGACGGGGGATATAAAAATGACGTGAACATCCCCTTTACTGCCAAGGGCACGAGCGGTGAGAAGAACATCTACTACCGCGTGAACGGCGGACAGGCCTTTACCCTCGGTCTTTCGGCCGGCAGCGGTGTGCAGCAGAAGAACGTGACCATCCCCCTGACACAGATGCAGGAGGGTACGAACGTGGTGGAAGCCTACGCGCAGCATGAGAACTCCGGTGTGGTGAGCCGGGTGCATTACATTACGCTGCTGAAGGCAGGCGGAGGTGTGACAGCGTATGCCGGCCTGATGTTCAGCCACCGGGCAGCGGGGTTCCAGCGTGACTGGAAACACCCGGTGCTGGAGGCAGAGCAGTTCACGGCATGGAACTTCACGTATGCCGGCTATGACCGCGATGCGTATACGGCCCGTGTGAAAGTGACCGACCGGGGCAGCGTGGTGAAGGAAGACCTGCTGCAACGCGGTGAGACCGGCAGCTACGGACGGACGAACGTGAACGTGGAACCGTTGGACTACCGTGTGTCATGCGGCGATGCCGTGCTTGAGGTGCAGGTGAACACCACATCGCACCCGGACATTGAAGCCACGCTGGCACCGGATGCCGTGTGTACGTTTGACGCCTTCGGGCGAAGCAACACGGAAAACAACCCGGCAAGCTGGGTGAGCGGTGACAAGCGTATGGAGTTCCGGGACGTGCTGTGGAGCGTGAACGAATATGGTGCCGGTAGCGGCTGGCACAAGGACCGCCTGCTGCTGGCCAGTGGTGCAGGTATGACCCTGACCGCTGACGGCGGTTACCGCCCCTTCAACGAGGCGGACAAGCCCGAGGGATTTGCCATCCGTGACGTGGGCATGACGCTGGAGATAGAATACAGCACGGCCAACGTGACGGATACGGATGCCGAGCTGATCACCTGCCTGGGGCAGCTGGACAACGGCAACCGGTACGGGCTGATTGTGACTCCGGAAGAGGCCAAGTTCCTGACCGGTGTGGTGACCGAGGCGATGGATGCCGGACAGGTGCTGCGCTATGAAGACTCGGTGGGTACCAAGTTCCAGCCGGGTACGAATATCCGCATTACCTACGTGTTCTATCCGAACGTGCAGACCAACGAACAGCGCACGCTGATCGGTTTCTATGTGAACGGTGAAGAGTCGGCTGCTTCCAAGTGGCTCGACAAGGTGAATTTTGACATTCAGAGCCAGTTGGAATTTAAGTCGGCAGGTGCCGACTTGAACGTGAAGAGCGTGCGTATCTATAACAAGGCGCTGACCTCGGACGAGGTGCTGAACAACTACATCGTGGACCGCAACCACCTGGAGGATGCCGACGGGGAACCGGGCGTGCGCTCACTGGATGAGGACAACCGCGTGCTGAATGAAGGAGATACGGTGAGCATGGAGAAGCTGATGGGGCTGATGAAGAAGCGCCGGAACTCGATCCTGGTACTGATAGGCACGGGCAGCGTGGGCAGTGAGGTTCCGAGCGAGAGCGACACGCTGAACGTGGTGGATGCACTGGCCCAGCTGAACGACAAGAAGGCCAATAAACTGGTAAGGGAGGTCCGTTTCTATAACGGAGAGGACAGGACGCTTGACTTTATCCTTACCAACGTATATGTCCGTATTCAGGGTACTTCTTCCGTGAACTATGCCAGAAAGAACTTCCGTTTCTACTTCCAGAAGACGGCAAGCGGCTGGACGGTTACATTGAGCTACGGGGAGATTGACGGAAACGGCAGGCAGAAGAATCCGGTGGTAACTACCGGCAAAAAAAATCTCTTCAAGTTACGCAGGAACTCGGTAGGCGCGAAGCTGGCATGTTCCAAATGCGACTTCTCGGACTCGTCCATGACCACCAATACCGGAGGTGCGAAGCTTATCAATGACGGACTGAAAGAGATGGGGCTGCTTACGCCTGCCCAGCGTTACGCCAAAGACCATGGGCTGGAGGATGATTACCGTTCGGCCATCGACGGCCTGCCGTGCGACCTGTTCGTAGCGAAGAGTGCCGACGAAGACCTGACCTATTACGGCCAGTACAACATGAACAACGAGAAGAGCGACAGCTACCCCATCTTCGGGCAGGATGAGACCATCGGCGGCGAGAAATGGGGCGAGGGCGACACGCTGAACTACCTGGAAGCCGACGAGGAAGGACACAAGCAGTACCTGCCCGTCTGCTTCGAGACGCTGAACAACTCCAATCCGCTGTGCCTGTTCCACTGGTTGCCGAGTACCGAACCGGAGCATAAGGATTTCATGGACTACAACTTTGACGGAGGACTGGAATTTAATCATCCGAAAGATACCTTCTGGTCGGACGGAGGCGGTGACGCGGAGGAAGAACCGAACCTGAAAGACCACCTCGGTACCGGTGACAAGTACGACAAGATGTACAAGGCCACCGACCGCATGATGAGTTTCGTCTACCGGTGCGTAAAGGAAACGCCTGCGGGCAGGAACATGGTTTACAGCACGGAATCCCATTCGTTCGAGGGGGTGGACTATGAGGACGACGGCGACAAGTTCCCTACCGCCAAGTGGCAGAGCGATACGTTCAGGAAAGAGGCCGGGAAGTATTTCGACCTTCCCCACCTGATTGCCTACTATCTGTACGTGCAGTTCAACCTCGGCGTGGACCAGCTTGCGAAGAACATGCTTATCCGCACATGGGACGGTGTGAAATGGTCGATTGACTATTATGACGGCGACTGCCAGCTCGGTTCTGACAACAAGTCGTTCCTGACCGGGAAGTATGACGACAACCGCCAGACGAAGCGCGACGGGGCTTATGTGATGCAGGGTCATAACTCGTGGCTGTGGAACCTCATCGTGGCCAATTGCTGGGACATGATTGTGGAGATTATGGTGAGCGGATGGAACGGGGGCGCAAGCTTCATGAGTGCCTTCAGTATCCAGAAAGCCATTGACCATTTCGATACCGAACAGATGAAGAAGTGGTGCTCACGCCTCTATAACAAGTCCGGCATCTTCAAATACATCTACCCGTTCCTGAACGAAATGCCGGTGGGTGCTGACGGTGCCAAACAGACCTATCCGCAAATCTACGGTCTGAAGGGTTCGTTGAAAGCACACCGGAACTACTTCATCCAACGCCGGTATGACCTGAAGCAGGTGGAGTACGGCTATGTATCCACGCTGGGTGCCCAGTTCTACCAGAGTACGGCATCGCTGGACAAGGCTTATAAACTGAAACCGATGCAGTACCGGCTGACCATCCCGTACCGTGTGCAGCTCTCCACCAGCAACGGCGTGCAGGCCGACAGCGGCGTGGTGGATGCGGACGTGCTCCATTCCCTGCAGCTGACCCGTGCCTTCGGTGAGAACGACCCGCTGAAGATTATCGGTGCAGCCAAAATCAAGGAGCTGGTATGGCACGAGGATGCGTTCGCAATCGGCTTCAACTTCGGTCTGCTGACCTCACTGGTAAAACTCGACATGAGCGTGGAGAAAGCCAGCGGTTACCGGAACGGCTCGTTCATGGCTTCGACCAATGGTATGCTGCTTCTGGAAGAAGTGAACATGCGGAACAACCGGCTGGCCCGGAACGGGGACAACGGGAATGTGGCCACTTTGGACTTGAGCTGGCAGGGCCGCCTGAAGAAACTGGACGTGAGGGGTACGGGGCTGACCCGTGTGAAACTGGCCACCGGTGCGCCCGTTGTGCAGTTATGCCTGCCGGACACGATTGAGGAACTGTTCCTGGAATATCTGACCAAGCTGTCCGATAGTGGCCTGATACTGGAAGGGATCAATAATGTGCGGGGCTACCGCTACACCAACTGCCCCGGCATCGACGGGTTCGCTATGCTGGAACGCCTGCACCAGGCCAGACTGAACGGCAGCGGCAAGCTGGAGCGCTTCGTGCTGGAGATAGACCGGGAAGACGACGGAACCCTGCTGAAGAAGTATTACGACTACGGAACGTATACACAGACGGGTGCCGTGGATGACCGGCATTCGGGACTGAGGGGCAAGCTGACCCTGACGAAGTATCTGGCCGATGAGGAACTGGAGAAGTATGCCGCCCGTTATCCGGAACTGACCATCAAGCAGCCGCCCTATACGATGATCGAGTTTGACGACAGCGTGGCCGACGATGCCAATGTTTCGAACCTGGACAACAAGACGGGGTACAAATTCGGCAATACGTACAAAATGAGCGGGCATGTGAATGCCATCCTGTCCAAGCGCCACCGCGTATTGGCCAAGGTGACGAAGATGCCCACGAGCCGGAAGGTGGAGATAGCCGGGCAGCAGGTGGAAGTGAACAACCCGGACGGGGAGATGACCTATTTCCCCCTGCATGACGAAAGCTCGAACTTCTATGCCGATGCGGAGGATATGAACGACTGTACGGTGGCGAAGCTGGACGGCAGCGAGGGAGACTGGATGATGTATGAGCCGTTTTACTGGAGCAAAGGCATCAACGATTATTTGAACAACAAGAAGTACGCCTGCTACAGCAGTTATCCGGAGGACGAAATGCCCCCGGTGCCTGAGGCGACGGTACTGACACTGGATGCCATCAAGGAGACACAGGGCGGCTGGCTGGGTGAACGCAAGATCATGAGCGGCAAGCCCACGCTGATGGAATCCTATACGACGGACAAGGCTTATTCCGTGTGCAAAGTGGACGTGTCGGGTTACAGACGTGTCCGCTTCCCGAGCGTTCCAGGAACAGGGCTTATCGGCAGTGTGTTTGCTGATGCGGAGGGAAACATCCTGAAGAGTATTGTGGTGCCGACCATCGGCTTGAAATTTGAAGCCGGCATGTATCTGATAGCAGACGTTCCGGAACGTGCTACAGCCCTGCATTTCTCCATTCTGAACACGGCAGAGTTCGATAAGGTTGTCCTTTCTAACAGTGACAGGATCGAGGATATGGAACCCGAATGGGTGCCTAATGACGAGCACTTGTGTGCCGTTGTGGGCAGCAGTGTTGTCGGTTCCAAACTTCGCGCCTGCATTACCGGCGGGAGCACTACGGCGAGCATGACCTGGGCTGATTTCCACTATTACAGTGTCCAGCGCGGTATGCAGCAGATTGATGCCCTTATGCACTCGCGCATCGCGAATCTTTTCTACGCGAAGTACGGTCGTCGTGACAGCCAGGAACAATGCGGCGCGGGCTCTCACACGAACAACCGTACTACGGGTGGTACTGCCAGCCGCGGTATGACGGACACGATCGGCTACGAGGAAGCCTCCTCAATCAACCCTAATGTGACGAACAGCCTGATAGAAAACTCCGTCCACCAGTATGCGTGGTACCGTGAGAAGGATGACTACGGCGGGGCCACGGTTACGCAGGTGAATAATATTTGCTGCCTTGGCTACGAGGACATCTATGGTCATAAATATGACATGATGGACGGCGTGGATCTTCCTAATGACACGGGCAATTCCGGGAAGTGGCGCATCTGGATGCCTGACGGCAGTACCCGCCTGGTTAAGGGTTCCGTGAGCTCCGGTATCTGGATTACCGCCGTGGCGCATGGCAAATATATGGACGTGATTCCGGTGGGTTCCGTTTCGGGTTCCTCCTCGACAAATTACTGCGACATCTACTACATATCCACTGCCTCCAGCCGTGTGGTCTATCGTGGCTACAGCTACGCGTACCCGTATGGCGGTGTTTCGATGTCGTATGCGTACTACGATTCCTCGTATACGTACGCGAGCATCGGTTCTCGTCTGGCCTTCCGCGGCCGGCTCGTTAAGGCGTCGAGCGCCGTGGCGTTTAAAGCGATAAGCGAGGTTGCATGATCGGCCGCGTAAAGCGTCAAAGCGGGAGCGAAGCGACAAAACATCCGGTGTTCCCCGAGCAGGGGAACGCCGTTCATTACGGGCGTCAGCCCGTCGAAAAATATTTTTTTGACGTCAGGTTTTGTATCTGTTTGTTAAATAATAATTTGAAAATAGTACTTTTGCATTTGAAAGGTGGCGCCTCCCCATAGGCCGTGTGGTCTATCGTGGCAACAACAACGCGAACCCGAATGGCGGTGTTTCGATGTCGAATGCGAACAACGATTCCTCGAATACGAACACGAACATCGGTTCTCGTCTGAACAACAATCGAAAGGAAATTTTAATCGGCGTACAACACCGGGGACTTGTCCCCACCGTGGTGCCGAGGGGGGCAAGCCGCAGTAACAGCGGTCCGTAAGGGCCGGAAAACTGAAAAATAAAGTGTCGGGTAGGGTTTGGTAGGCCGGAAACGGTTCGAAGAAGCCGGGCCCGGGGGATTGAAGGCCCCGTATTAAAAGCAATAAACAGTAATTTATGCGCAGGGTTGGGTATATCATCGAGGAGATCGTGGAGCCTTCCAACATGGAGGCTTCCTTCCGGCAGGTCCTTCGCGGCAGCAAGCGTAAACGCAGCCGCCAGGGGTGCTATCTGCTCGCGCATAAGCCCGAGGTGTTGGAGGAGCTGGTCGCGCAGATCGCATCCGGTACTTTCCGCGTGAAGGACTACCGTGAACGCGAGATCATCGAGGGCGGCAAGCTACGCCGCATTCAGGTGATCCCGATGAAGGACCGCATCGCCGTGCATGCCATCATGGCGGTGGTGGACCGCCATCTGCGGAAACGTTTCATCCGTACCACCTCCGCCAGTATCAAGAGACGGGGGATGCACGACCTCCTGGCGTATGTCCGCCGTGACATGGCCGAAGACCCTGATGGTACACGTTACTGTTACAAGTTTGACATCACCAAATTCTACGAGAGCGTGAAGCAGGATTTTGTGATGTATTGCGTCAGCCGGGTGTTCAAGGACGCAAAGCTCGTGACCATGCTGGAGAGCTTTATCCGCCTGATGCCTGAAGGTCTGAGTATCGGCCTGCGCAGCTCGCAGGGGCTGGGCAATTTGCTTTTGTCTGTGTATCTGGACCATTATCTGAAGGACAGGTATGCCGTGCGTCATTTCTACCGCTATTGTGATGACGGCGTCGTACTGGGTAAAACGAAAGCGGAACTGTGGAAGATTCGTGATGCCGTCCACGGGCGCATGGAGTGTGCCGGTCTCCTGGTGAAGGGGAACGAGCGCGTGTTCCCGCCGGGCGAGGGCATCGACTTTCTGGGGTATGTGACTTTCGGTGCGGACCATGTCCGCCTTCGCAAGCGCATCAAGCAGAAGTTCGCCCGAAAAATGCACGAGGTAAAATCGAGAAGGAGGAGGCGTGAGCTGATAGCGTCGTTCTACGGGATGGCCAAGCACGCCGACTGTCATACGTTGTTTAAAAAATTAACAGGCAAAGACATGAGATCATTTAAAGACTTGAACGTTTCCTACAAGCCGGAGGACGGCAAGAAACGTTTTCCCGGGGTGGTGGTAAGCATCCGGGAGCTGGTGAACTTACCGATTGTGGTGAAGGACTTCGAGACGGGCATCAAGACCGAACAGGGCGAGGACCGCTGTATCGTGGCCATTGAGATGAACGGTGAACCGAAAAAGTTCTTTACCAACAGCGAGGAGATGAAGAACATCCTCTTGCAAGTGAAGGATATGCCCGACGGCTTCCCGTTCGAGACCACCATCAAGACGGAAACCTTCGGCAAGGGTCGAACTAAATACATATTTACATGAAACGGGTAGAAGGAACATCCGGGATAAAACTGATCGAGTGCGTGAGCCCGGCACGCAACAGATGGCGCATCCGCTGGGATGTACAGGAACGTGAGGACGGATCCGCCTCCTACATGGAGGAAGGCTTTGTCGGCAGACCTCACATGGATACTATAAAGTCCGTCATTACAGACTGGTGTAATGAGCAAATTGACCGTGAGATACTTTCCGGTTTTCTCTATGAAGGTATGCCGGTATGGCTGTCAAGTGAAAACCAGTTCAATTATAAGGCAGCGTATGATCTGGCCGTACAGACTGGTGGTGCTACGCTTCCCGTGACATTCAAGTTCGGTACGGATGAGGTTCCCCAATATCGGGAGTTCGTCACACTGGAGGAACTGACCGATTTCTACACGAAAGCCATGAAGCATGTTCAGGACACGCTGTCTGACGGCTGGAGGAAGAAAGACGCTTTTGATCCGGAGAAGTACCGGGTGGAATAAATCCTTCGGGGGAGGATAAGAAAAAAGCCCCCGGCCTGTTAAAAAGTAACGCCAATCACTTTTATAAACATGAAACGCCAAACCGCGCGACCGGGGGCAAATACCCTCTGTCACGGTTTGACGTTTTTTTTGTTGTCTAAAAAATGATTGGCGATGCAAAGATATAATTTTTTTGTTGTATGAAAGTGATTGAGATATTAAACTTTAACCGGGAGCTGTTGAAAAGGCTTCAGGCGGCCGGCATCCGTCTGGAAGATGCCCGGTATATCGACCTGTACGCGGACTATACCCGCCTACTCGATCAAGGTGAAAAAGTCTCGTATGCTGTGGCCGTATTGTCCGAAAAGTATTCGGTGAGCGAACGTAAGGTTTATGCCTTGGTGAAACGATTCCAGAGCGACTGCAAGACGCTTGCAGTGTGAACGGGTTGTTTTATGTCGTAGGGAGTGCCGTTTCCCCTTATCTTTAGGGTGTTTCAAATTTAGAAGGAGGAAATGGCTATGAACAAGTATTACCGTATCCTGGACAAGATTCTTGCCACGGGAAAAACACAGACCAACAAGAAGGGAAATATACAATACCTTCTGAACGAGCAGCTGTCACTGACACCGGCGGACCTGCTTGACATATTCGAGGGGCATAATATCGCCCGCAAGAAGCTCCGCAGCGAGTTGCAGTTATTTATGCAGGGTGAGCGCAACGTGGAGAAGTACCGGGAGGCCGGCATCAACTGGTGGGACTATTGCGGCTCCATCCTGGTGAACAGTTACCCGACCTATTTCGAGAAGCTGCCTCCGTTGATAGCGAAAATTAACCGGGAGAGGCGCAACAGCAAGAACTACGTGCTTTTTCTGGGCGAAACCGGTGCCGAGAGCAACCAGGCACCCTGTTTGAGTCTGGTACAGTTCCAGTTAGATGGCGGTGAACTGGTTCTGTCCGCCTACCAGCGCAGCAGTGACGCAAACCTCGGGCTACCTTCCGATATTTACCACCTGTACCTGATGGCGCGGCAGATAGAACTTCCCTTGAAGTCGATCACTCTCTATCTGGGCAATGTACATATCTACGAGAATAATATCCCGGGCACCCGTGCGCTGATCGCCGGTGACGAGACGGTCCGCTTCGGGTTGAACGTGTAGTTTGCTGTATATGTCTTGCAGCGGGAACAGTTCATGTTTCCCGCTGTTTTTCGTTTATTCTGTGGACCTTTGCGGCCGTTTTAAAGCAGAATGAAATGAGAAAGATGTATTTGTCCGCCCCGCTTCCTTTCGTGGGGCAGAAACGCATGTTTGCGAGGGAATTTATCAAGGTGCTGGGACAGTTCCCGGACAGCACCGTGTTTGTGGACTTGTTTGGCGGCTCGGGCCTGCTGTCACATATTACCAAATGTGTCAGGCCTGATGCCACCGTTGTGTATAATGACTTCGACAACTACCGCTGCCGACTTGTAAATATCCCGGCCACCAATGTGCTGTTATCCGATTTGCGTCGGATAGCTGAAGGGGAACCCAGAAACAAACGTATAACCGGGGAGGTTCGCGATAAAATGTTTGCTCGTATTGAGAGGGAAGAAAAAGAGCACGGTTACGTGGATTATATCACGGTTTCCGCATCCTTGTTGTTCGCCATGAAATATGTGACCAGTTTGGAAGGAATGAAGAAAGAAGCCATCTACAATAGGATTCGGCAGACAGACTATCCCGAAGCAAAGGATTATCTGGAAGGACTGACTATAACCAGCGAAGACTACAAGGAAGTATTCAAACGTTACAAAGATGTTCCGGGTGTGGTGTTCCTGGTTGATCCGCCGTACCTCTCCACCGAGGTGGGTACTTACAAGATGTTCTGGCGTCTGGCTGACTATCTGGATGTACTAACCGTTCTGAAAGGGCATTCGTTCGTGTACTTCACCTCGAACAAGTCCTCCATTTTAGAACTGTGCGACTGGATGGACCGAAACCCATTTGTCGGCAGCCCATTCAAGGAATGCAGGAAAGTGGAGTTTAGTGCAAGCGTAAACTATCAAGCTAAATATACAGACATGATGCTGTACACGAAGCCGGATGAGGTGTCAGGTATAGCAGCCTAACAATTGCATAAAGATAGGAAATTATTTTGAATCTGCAATGGCTTTTAAATGATATTTTAAAGCCATTTAAAGAGGGTTCAAGTGAAAGAAAAACGGTGGGCTTTGATCATGCTGAATAGGACCGCGCTCACCGTTTTTCTTGTACGCGTCGTTTTTGTACTTTTTGAAACGCATCGTTTTTGTTAAGCGGCACGTCTGGTTTTTCCGGATTTAATTATATCCTTGGTCTTATTTTCTATAAGTTTCTCTGTGACAACGAGGAGCAATATCTTCGTAAGGATGGATGGACTGACGAGGATATGCCTTTTCTTGTTGAAGACTATGAAGATGCTAATGCAAAGGATACTATTGAGTACTGTAAGAACAATATCGGATACTTTATCGAGTATAAGTATCTGTTCAGTACATGGTTGAAGCCTGATTCTATGTTTAATGTGGCAGACCTGAGTGCTGCACTTAACAATTTTGACCGTTTGGTAAGTGCGAACTATCGCTCTGTCTATGAAAAGATCTTTTTGACTTTGCAAGCCGGTCTTAGTAAACTTGGAGAGAATCCAGCTTCGCAAACTCGCGCACTAAAAGACTTCATAAAACTCATTAAGGATATTCCTACCGATGGCAGTCAAGACTATGACGTGCTTGGCTATGTTTATGAATATTTGATTGGTAACTTCGCCGCCAATGCAGGCAAAAAGGCTGGTGAGTTCTATACACCACACGAAGTAGCTATACTTATGTCGGAGATTGTGGCAGAACACCATAAGGCAAAGGAAACTATCGAGATTTACGACCCAACATCTGGTTCTGGTTCGTTGCTTATCACTATTGGCAAGTCGGTTGGTAGGCATATCGAGGACAAGAATAAAGTTAAGTACTATGCACAGGAGCTGAAAGAGAATACCTATAACCTCACTCGAATGAATCTTGTGATGCGTGGTATCAAGCCAAACAACATCAATGCTCGCTGTGCAGACTCGCTTGATGAAGATTGGCCTGTACAGGCAGGCGATATGAGCAAGCCTCTTTATGTAGATGCTGTGGTCAGCAATCCTCCATATTCTCAGCATTGGAATCCTACTGATGCAGAAATGGACTCTCGTTTCAAGGATTACGGTGTGGCTCCAAAGAGCAAGGCTGATTATGCGTTTCTGCTCCATGAACTCCACCACATCAAGCCTGACGGCATTCTCACTATCGTTCTGCCTCATGGCGTACTTTTTCGAGGTGATCCAGAAAAAGATGTTGATGGCGAGGGGAAGATTCGTAAGAACCTCATAGAGAAGAACAACATCGACGCTATCATTGGTTTGCCTGCCAATATCTTCTTTGGCACTGGTATTCCTACACTCATTATGGTGCTGAAGCAGCATCGTGATAATGATGATGTACTAATCGTTGATGCTTCAAAGGGATTTGTAAAGGATGGCAAGCAGAACAAACTGCGTGCTTGCGACATTAAGCGCATTGCCGATACCGTTCGTGATAGAAAGTCAATCCCCGGTTTCTCTCGTGCAGTATCTCGTGACGAAATCCGTCAGAATGGTTACAACCTTAACATCCCCCGTTATGTAGATTCAAGCGAAACTGCTGTGCAGTATGACATCTACGCTACTATGTTTGGAGGCATTCCAGAGAGTGAGATTGATTCGCTCGAAAACTATTGGCAGGCATTACCATCATTGCGTGGCGAACTATTCCAAAGAAATGAAGATGACAGTCCATACGCAAGCGTGAAGGTGGAGAGCATAGCTGATGCTATCAACGAAAATGCAGACGTAAAAGCATTGAAACAGTCGTTTGTTGATGCCTTTGCAGGCTTCGAGGATATGCTTCATGATCACCTTATCACCAATGTCATGTCTGTAAACGAAATGAAGGAGCAGGATGCCATTGCAGAAGAAATCTTCCGCCGCCTACAATCAATCGCACTTGTTGATAAATATACCGCATATCAAGCATTGGCAGACAACTGGCAGACAATTGTCAATGACATTGAGACAATCCAAACCGATGGTATGGAGGCGGTTCGTGCCGTTGAGCAGGCTTATAAGATAAAGAAGGATGGTGATGACGAAGTCGAGGTTCCAGACGGACTTAAAGGGCGTATTTTGCCATTCGAATTAGTGCAGAGTGTGAAATTCCAGTCAGAACTTGATGCTATTGCTCAGATGCAAGCAGAAGTGGACGAATGTGTCTCAAATCTTGAGGATGCACCTAACAATTTCACTGAAGAGGAAACTACGGTATATCTTGAGGATGGCGACAGTCCAAAGTTGAACAAGAAGAAGATTACAAGTGATGCCAAAACCAAGGGAGATTCTATTGAACCTGAGACAAAGGCAAAACTCAAGGAGATTGTTGCTCTTTGGGACAAGCAAAGCAAGACAAACAAGGCTATCAAGGTGGCAAAGGCTGATTTAGAGTCTAAAACAATTGATACCATACAGAATTTGACAGATGTAGAGGTGGACGAATTTTTGCATTTGAAGTGGGTTACACCTATTTATGATGCAATAAAGCAAACTCTTGAATCCGAAATATATACTTTGAGCAAATCTTTAGTATATCTCTGTGGCAGATACGAAACAAGTTATAGAGACATCAATTCCCACATTTCTATCAATGGCAATATAATATCTTCGATGATTGACCAATTAATGGGTTCAGAATATGACATTAAGGGTTTGAAGGAATTACAATCTTTGTTATAATCACATATGGAAGAAATGACAAACATAATACCATCAATGAGATTCGATGAGTTTAAGTATTCTTGGAAGGTAACAACCTTAGGTGAAATAACTCGTCAATATAGGGAGTCTAACAAGAATGTTCATCATCAGAATCTTTTGTCATTGAGCTATGGCAAGATAGTGCGCAAGGATATAGAATCTAAAAAAGGACTTTTACCTGCTTCATTCGATACTTATCAGATAATAAAGAAAGATATTATCGTTTTTCGAGTGACCGATCTTCAAAATGACAAGAAAAGTCTTCGAGTTGGCATATCCGAAGAAGAAGGCATCATTACACCTGCTTATGTCTGTGTGGAGTGTGATACTAGAGTTGTAGATCCGCATTATCTCTACACACTGCTTCACTATTATGATGATATAACCAAAGTCTATTATAAAATGGGTGATGGTATGCGCCAGACATTGGCTTATTCCGACCTCAAAGAATTGAAGGTGTATTTGCCAAATTTTCCTGAACAACATAAAATTGTTGAGTGCTTTGAATTGCTAGACAAGCAAATCCAAATATCATCAAAAAAAATAGCATCTCTCCGACAAATGAAGACTGCTTCTCTTCATGCAATGTTCCCACAAAAAGGTGAGACAAGGCCTAGAGTTAGATTCAAAGGATTTGAAGATGAATATTCTTCAATGACAGCCAACGAATTGTTCAAGACCTTCGACGAAAGGAACCATCCAGAGCTTCCTGTACTATCAGCATGTCAGGATATTAGAGGAATGGCTCCTCGAAGTGAAAGTGGATATGATATTTTCCATGATAAATCAAACGAGGTGACATACAAGCGTGTGTTGCCAGGTCAGTTCGTCATCCATCTTCGTTCATTTCAAGGTGGCTTTGCACACTCGTCCGTTGAAGGTATTTGTTCTCCGGCATATACAGTATTCGGTTTCAAGGAAGATGACAAACACGATGACTATTATTGGAAGTACATCTTTATGTCTAAAGCTTTCATTGATCGCTTGAAACTGATTACTTATGGTATTCGAGATGGTCGTTCAATCAGTTTTAAGGAGTTTATGGAAATGGACTTTGTTTTCCCTTCTTATGAAGAGCAGAAACAGATCTCTATTTTCTTCCGTACCATCGACAAACAAATATCTCTCGAAGAACAGAAACTAGAATCACTAAAACGCATCAAATCATCGTGTCTTGATAAGATGTTTGTTTAATCAAAATATTCAACATGGGCAAGACTATAACAACATACTTGATTGACGGAACGCCAAAGGGAGTGCAAACCGTCGTGATAAGCAACCGCACAATGATTGCTTATAATATACCCCGTACACGCATAGACATTTTGCGAGAAGATGAACGTAAAGAATTGCGTACGCCGGCTTTGTATATACTAATAGGTGAAGAAGAGAGCGGAAATCCGAAAGCTTATATCGGTGAGACCGAAAACTTTGATAAGAGAGTCCGTGACCATATCAATAAGAAGGATTTCTGGCAAAGAGCTTTGGTATTTGTCTCGCTTGCCCATGACAAGACAAAGGCTGACGTGCAGTATCTTGAAAAGAGATCTGTGGAGCTTGCACTGAAAGTCAATCAGTATACGCTGGATGAGAACAAGCAGAATCCCAAAAATCCTACTTTGACAGAGTCGCAAAGAAGTACCGATGACGAATACTTTGAAGACATCCGCTTCATCGTGTCGTTCATGGGTTATAACATCTTCGAGAAGGCTGAAGTAACAGACAAGTCGCCTATGTTCTACATCGTAGAGAATGGAATTCTTGCCAAGGGTATCTATAATGATGGAGGCATGACAGTATTGGAAGGAAGCAAGATATGTGTGAAAGAAAGTGCTAAGTTCAGACACCCAGAACAGAGAGCAAAAATGCTCAAAGAATGCCGTTGTGAACTGGAAGACGATTTCTACATCGTAAAGCGTGCTAAGTCATTTCCATCACCAAGTGGAGCTGCAGTATTCTGTCTCGGTCGTTCTTCGAACGGTTGGTCAGCTTGGATAAGCAATATTGATAAGAAGAAAGCTAAAACATTAAATCAACTCTATAGAAACAAAGAATAGCTATGAGTAACACTCAATACACATCAAACTCTAACTTCTGCCCAAAACCTGTTGCAGAGTTAATCACGACAAAGTATCACTTTGTCATCCCTTCCTACCAGCGTGGTTATCGTTGGGAGGAAAAACAGGTTATTGACCTATTGGAAGACATTTGTGAGTTTGCTAAACAGGATAAAGAAGATAGTTATTACCTGCAGCCACTCGTCGTAAAACCTTGCAAGTGGACAGATACTGATGGCGTACAGATTGATGCCTGGGAAGTTTTGGATGGGCAGCAACGTTTAACCACCCTTAGATTGATATTGATGTTCATATTTGAATATGGTTTGATGCCTTTGGAAAAGAAGATATTCACACCCGATAAGATTTACAATCTGACCTATACTAATCGCCCTCAGTTGGATTTTGAAAACCCCAAACCTCAAGACAACATAGACAGTTACTATCTGGCTGTTGCCAAGAATGTGATTGAGAAATGGTTTACGAATCACATCTATGACGGGGTAATGAATTCAATCAAAGACTGTTTACTTCTTCCTAATAATAGCAAGCAAGTAAAGTTCATTTGGTATGTGGTTTCAGAAGAGAAGCAAGCCATTGAAAGCATACAGGTTTTTAACAGACTTAACAAAGGAAAAATCAGTCTTACAAGTTCAGAACTTATCAAGGCATTGTTTATCATGGATAGAAATATCCTATCTAATAACGATCGGGTCGAAGCTGACAAACTGGCATTGGATTGGAACATCATGGAGCGTCAGTTTCAGGATGATAAGTTCTGGTACTTTATTAGCAACAACAATGATAGTCATCAGACGAGAATAGATGTATTGTTTGACTTTGTAACAGAGAAACCAACTGACCACGCGGATAAAGATTATTCGTATCGTCTATTCCAGAACCTATATGACTATTGCAGAGCGCAAGAACGTAAAGATGATTCTGTAGAACTTAAACAACTATGGAAGAAACACGGTATTGACAACATGCGTGCTGCTTGGGAGTATGTCATAAAAACTAATGACAGGTTGATTGCCTGGTACGAAAACAACTTATACTATCACTATGTTGGTTATCTGGTAAGTGTTGGCAATCAACCTCTTGATATCTATAACAAGCTAGAAAACGCCAAGCAACAGTTTTCTGGAAGAGAGTGGACAAATGATGATACCGAGAAAGAGTTCCATAAACTAATTATGGATAGTTTCAAAGACAAAGGTAACTATCTCAACGCAGCCAGCATTGACGGTTTTGAATACGGCTCAAAGTATGTGTTCCGTCTATTGCTTTTGTTCAATGTAGAGACAAGCCGCCAGAAGGGACAGCGCTTTGCATTTGACTCATTCAAGAAAGAAAAATGGGACATTGAACATATTGACTCTCAGAACAACGCATCATTGGTTGAACACGAAGACCGTTTGCGCTGGTTGAATAATGTGGCTTATATTCTTGGAATAGAATCAAAACTGAATGAAAGAAAGGCAACAGCAAAGCCACTTTACAATAAATGCATGGATTTTATTCCAAAGTATGAAGCTAATCTTAGGGGAACTGGCATTGACAAACAATACACCGACTTCTGTAAAGAGGTACTTGAATACTTTTCTGCTGGTGATGGTGCAATAAAGAATAAGGATAGCATAGGCAATCTGACATTGCTTGATTATAAGACTAATAGAGAGTATCAAGATGCACCATTTCCATATAAGCGCCACTGCATTATCCGCGAAGATAAGGCCGGAAAACGCTTTATGCCAATAGGTACACGAAATGTATTCTTGAAATACTATTCGAACTCTAATACAGAATCATCCTTCATAGATGCAATGCGATGGAGTATGCCTGACTTTGATGGCTATCTAAGGGAGATACACAACACGGTTGATGTTATCTTCAATGTGTTTAACTCTAATTCTACAGAAACTTATGAGCGATAATATAGATAAAATGTGTTTCGCAGATCTTATTAAGAAAGGTAAGATACGCATACCACAGATACAACGTGACTATGCACAGGGACGTAAGAACAAAGAGGTGAAGGAAATCCGCAACCATTTTGTACGTAGCCTTTTGCTTGTAGTAACAGGTAAGAAGGCTGAAACACAACTTGACTTTGTGTATGGTAGTGATAGAAAAAACGCTTTTGAACCTCTAGATGGTCAGCAGCGTTTGACTACCTTGTTTATCCTGCATTGGGTGTTAGGCGTCGATTTGCAGACAGCCGAAGGTGAATCTATATTGATATATGAGACTCGTAATACCTCAGAAGCGTTCTGTAAAGAATTGGTTCACCATAATGCAAAGCAATTTGTGAATGAAGCTGCTGAAAAGACAAAAGAGTCAAAGAAAAAAACTGATGAAGAGAGAAGTAAACCAGAAGAGCAGCGTGATGCCTCAAAACTGAAGGCACATATCTATACACCATCTGAAATTATCCAAAATAGAGATTGGTTCCAATGGGGATGGCGTTTTGATCCTACCATCAACTCTATGCTTGTAATGATAGACACTATCTGTGAGCAGATGGATTGGACGTTGGATTTGGATGCTTGTCAGGCTAGATTAAACAATATCACCTTTAATCATCTTGACTTGGGCGAGATGGGCATGTCTGATGAGTTGTTCATTAAGATGAATGCAAGAGGGAAGCTTCTTTCTGATTTTGACAAGTTGAAATCTACACTTGAGGAAGAAATTCAATTGCAGCAAGGAGAAGTAAATTGTGATGGTAAGAAACTTGCTGATTCATACATAGAACATGCTTGGCGTGAGAATATGGATGGAAAGTGGATAGATTTGTTTTGGCAGAAGTATGCAAGTGCAGTTATGACGCAGATTCCTTCTGATGATAATAAAAAAGAAAGACTTGCCGCTGCAAAGGAAACTGAAAAAAGATTGAAGATATTTCTGTTGCGTATGATTGCAATGCAGTTGTTTGCAAAAGTACCTAGCATAGATTTGTCGAATGACTTTGAGAAACCAGATGATGATGACGAGGAAGCAATGCGTCTATATGAAATCAGAAAGAATCGTATATATAATTTGCATGAAACCCTGTTTGAGTCTTCATATAATGTTAATGAATCAGATCTAGATGATTTGTTAATCGCATACCAGAATTATCTCGTTGACTGGAGAAGTAGCGACAGCAATATATTGCCTAGTTATTGCACAATCATTGATTTCAGAGAGCTCATAAATGATATTAACTTATGGATTATTGATAAAGGTGAAGGGCAATATACGGATGTAACAACATTATTGCCTCTGGATTCGTTCTTCGATAACAATGACTACACCTATTTCTCTCATTTAGTTGGCGATAACATTAGTAATGATACCCTTGCCACATTGTATTCATTGCAATGCTTCCTGAAGCTCTACCCATATAGGTCCGACTCGGAGGCTTGGTGCTTGAACTTTGAGGAATGGACACGTATGTCTCGAAACGTATTTAAGTTCGATAACAATACTGACCGTATCAATAAACGGAAGGATGCTTCGGATGCATTTGGAGCTGTATTCAGTATGGTTTCGGATATGAAGCGCTATCATGAAGATAATGGTATAGACCTTTATGAAAACAATGCTGCAGTATTGTTATTTCTCAAACAACTTAATCACCCATACAAGGGTATTGACAATAAGTCTTTGGAGGAAGAAGAGGATAAGGCAAAATTGCGACTTATCGACAACGAAGGTATTATTAATGTTTCCTGGACAGATGCAATAAGAAATGCTGAAAGAAATCCATATTTATGGGGACAAATACGATGTCTGTTACATTGGGCAAATGGTAACCTGGAAACATTTATTGGTTATTCTAATTGCTTGACAAAGTGGATAAATCTTGATAGACAATGGGAAAAACAAGAACTGTATTATAACGCTATGTTATGCTTACAGCCGGATTGCTGGAAATCGAAGAATCGACTCTATGAGTTTAATAGAGACCGAGACAACAGTATGAAGCGTTATTTGCGAGAGGAACCAGAATTTGGTGAATCTGTTCGTGTGTTCATAAAAACATGGATAGATTGGAATGATCAAGCAACATTTGAGGACTTCTGCAAACACATAGTTGAGTCAACCAGCAACATAGGATGGGTAAAGTATTTCAAACAACGTCCTCATATTATTTGGGAATCTCGAAGAAAGAGATTCTATGAAGATAAAGGACATATAATTTTTGCTCAATTACAGTCAACAGATAGCCATTGTTTAGACCCAATACTTATATATATCAAGACACTTGCTACTGATGTATTTTATAATGAAGAAGAAAAAAAATTGATGAAAGATGTAACTGTAGAATTGCAAGACTCAAAATCTCTTGGTTCTCATGGTTTGCTTATAAGCATACCTAACCACAACTGCGAGATTCGTTGGGGTGATGGCATAGGTGACTATGTCATTACAGAAGATGACACAACATCAATAGTTAATGACATTGATGTACTTGTGTCAACAATGAAACTAACGATAGAGCGATATAAAACAGAATACTATAATCATTTATGATAAGCAGAATTTAAATATGGCTAACGATAATACTCAATTCTTCATCAAGGAACTTGCATTTGAGCAGGCTCTTGCCAATCTTCTTCACACCAGTCATGGATGGGATGGAGGAATCATGATGAATCCAACAGAGGAAGACCTTGTACAGAACTGGGCGAATATCCTCTATGATAATAACCGCGACATTAACCGATTGGGCAATGCACCTTTGACAAAGACAGAGATGCAGCAAGTGATTGACCAAGTGAACATGTGTGCTTCACCATTTGAGATGAACCGTCTTATCAATGGTGGACAGGTTATAATAAAGCGTGATAATCCAGCAGATGCAAATAACTGTGGCAAGGAGGTATATTTGAAAATCTTTGATGCACAGGAAATATGTGCTGGTCAGAGCCGTTATCAGATTGTACGTCAACCTCGTTTCAAGGCTTCTCATCCATTGGGAGGCGAACGTCGAGGCGATATAATGCTACTTATCAACGGTATGCCTGTAATCCATGTGGAATTGAAACGTAGCGGAGTGGATGTGACACAAGCAGTCTTCCAGATTAAGCGTTACACTCACGAAGGTGTTTTTTCTAGTGGTATCTTCAAATTAGTACAAATTTTCGTGGCCATGACACCCGAAAAGACTTTGTACTTTGCTAATCCAGGAGCAGAAGATAACTTCAAACCTGAGTTCCAATTCCATTGGGCTGACTTCAATAATATGGAAATAACTGATTGGCGTATTATTGCTAGTCAATTATTGTCAATCCCTATGGCACATCAGCTTGTGGGTTACTATACTATAGCAGACGAAAAGGACAAGATGCTAAAGGTGCTACGCTCATATCAGTATTATGCAGCTAGCAAGATAAGCGATGTGACTCACCGCACAAACTGGGATACTCACCAGCATCGTGGTGGTTATATCTGGCACACTACAGGATCAGGTAAAACCATGACTTCATTTAAGAGTGCTCAGCTCATAGCAAATTCTGGTGATGCAGACAAGGTGGTATTCCTGCTTGACCGCATCGAACTCTCAATACAGTCTTTGGATGAATACCGTGGCTTTGCTGGCGATGATGATAGCATACAGGATACTCAGAATACAGCTATACTAGTCAGCAAGTTGAGGAGTATCGATCCTGATGACCGACTGATTGTAACATCCATACAAAAGATGTCGAACATCAATGTGCAGAACGGCATCGCTCAGAGCGAGATAGATGCAATCGGACGTAAACGATTGGTTTTTATCATTGATGAGTGCCATCGTAGTGTATTCGGAGGTATGCTTATTGGTATCAAGAATGCTTTTCCACGTGCGTTGCTCTTTGGTTTCACAGGGACACCAGTCTTTGAAGAAAATGCACATAACGAGATAACTACAGAAACACTCTTTGGTGACATGTTGCACAAATACACAATAGCAAGTGGTATTCCTGATGGCAACGTACTGGGATTTGATGTGTATCGAGTAAACACATACGAAGATGATGAACTGCGTGAAAAGGCAGCTTTTGCACAACTCGGGGTTCATTCCATCGAGGAGGTAGATGAGGATGAAGAAAAGAAGAAGGTGTATAACAAGTTTATTTCTGAACTACAGATGCCAGATACATATAATGATCCAAAGACAGGAAAGTTGACACATGGTATCGAGCACTATCTGCCAAAAGATATTTATCAGCAACGAGTGCATCAATTAGCTGTAGTACAGGATATTGTGGCACATCGTGAGCAGGCAAGCAAGAATGGCAAGTTCCATGCTATCCTTGCCACACAAAACATTCCAGAGGCTATCGCATATTATAAACTATTCAAGGAACTATACCCATCGGTAAATGCCGTAACTGTATTTGACAATAATATCGATAACAGTGATGAAGGTATTGCTAAGGAAGATGCTATACTGGAGATGCTTACCGACTATAACGCTCGCTATCAAACAACCTTTGCATTGGCAACTTACGGCAAGTACAAGAAGGATGTAGCTAAGCGTTTGGCACATAAGAAGCCTTACTTGGGTATAGAACATGATCATCAACAACAGATTGACCTACTTATCGTTGTAACACAGATGCTGACTGGTTATGACTCAAAATGGGTGAACACTTTGTATGTGGACAAGGTGATGAAATATGTGGACATAATTCAGTCGTTTTCACGTACCAATCGTTTGTTTGGACCAGACAAACCGTTTGGTATCATCAAGTACTATACTTTTCCATACACAATGGAGCAGAATATAGAAGATGCTCTTGAAGTATATGTGGACAGACCTCTTGGAGTGTTTGTGGATAAACTGGAGCAGAACCTTGATAGCATCAATCGTTATTTCCTGCACATAAGTGATATCTTTAAGTCTCATAACATTCAGAATTTCTCAAAGTTGCCTGATACTCGCGAAGACCGCAATATGTTTGCCAAGGACTTTGTGCAGATGACTCGTTTGCTTGAAGCTGCAAAATTGCAAGGCTTCCTTTGGGAGAAGACTGAGTATGAGTTTGAGCATGGTGATACCTACACAAAGGTAAAAATGGAGATTGATGAATCAACATATCTTACCCTACTACAGCGTTATCGCGAATTGTTTGAGTCAAAGCCAGGAGGTAACTCTGAGCCTACAGAGTTTGACTATCCAATCGATACCTATATCACAGAAACAGGTACAGGAACTATTGATGCCGAATATATCAACTCAAAATTTGTGAAGTTTGTCAAGAACCTCTATATGAATGGTCCAGGTAGTGAACTGACAAAAGAGGCTTTGAAGGAATTGCACAAGACGTTTGCCTCACTCTCACAGCGTGACCAGCGTACGGCAATAGTGGTTTTGCATGACATAGAGAGTGGTGATCTTCACCTTGAGACAGGAAAGACCATTCAAGATTACATTGCAGAGTACCAGCTTCGTGAGCTCCACAAGCAGATTATGATACTTGCAGAGGCTACAGGCTTAAACTTCAGTCAGCTTACCCATATCATGGGACGTGACGTGACAGAACAGAATATCAATGAGTATAACCAGTTTGAGAACCTTAAACTGACTCTTGATGGCGTGAAGACTCGCGCTTTCCTCGAAAAGATAGAAGGTACAACAATTCCACCTCGTATGGTACGGCCAAAGGCTGACAAGATGCTTCGCGATTTCATCCTTGACGGAGCAAAACGAGAAGCCATCCTGAAGGCTTATCTTGGCGTAAACGTTGATGTTAAATCGGAAGCTGAAACATTACCAGAAGAAGTTGTGACTGTTACAGCAGGGAAAAACTCCGAAGTAGAGACTGGTTTCAATTTGGAAACTGTAAGAGATAAGATAGAAGAGATATTGACTTCATGCATCCCTTCATTGTTGCCCCACATGCGTTCAAAGAAGGAAATTATAAATAGTGTATTCTATGTAATCAATACCAAGTCGATTGACTCTCTTGACGGTGTGGACATTTTCATTCAGAGAGCATTTGAGAATCTATATGCTAAGAAGTCTACACTAGTGGATAAGCATATCGCATTCAATCAGTTAGTGACAAAGTTTGAGGCGTATCTTAAAAAGCTTTACTACCTTATCAATGGTAAAGAACTTTCTGCTCGTAATGAAGGTGACACTCCTTCATGGAAGGATGCGCTCTATGCTCACAAGTGCTTGTGGAACCTGCGCTGGAGCACAGACGAAGCCAAGCAACAGCTCTATAAGTGGTTGTTATTGGTGAAGGGCTGGCGCAACGAAGAGTCTCATATTTCTCCAACAGCTTCAGAGCAGGAGGTAGATACCGCACTCAACATAATCCTTACCATGTATTTCTACGTAACGGGTTCGTCAATAACTGCCCTAGAAGCTAATGGACACGATATTTCTGGTTCTGATACTCCTGTAGAAGCAACAAGTAAAATTGTAGATTTTACTCCTTATCATATGAATGATGAGACTCAAATTGCAGCAGAACCAGAAGATATAAGAAATCTGCCAGAAGAAACACGGATAGATATTCTCAGAAAGAGTATAATACAACTTTTAGGTTACACCCCTAAAAAGTCGCCGTTCACAAAGCAACGTCACTGGATTGCAATTTATCGTATTGCTGCTGACATGGGATTTATTATTGATGGCGATTATGCTTATTTCAAGTCAATTATTGACAATATGGAGATTGAGACACTGAATGTTCCTCTGACAACTGCATATTTAGAGAAAACTGTCAAAGGTTTGTATGCAACTAATATTGAGGATTGGACCAATGAAGGGCTATCCTCAAAAGAACTAGCAGAATATGAAGAAATTAAGAGTTGTGCAGATGCTTTTTCCAAGGTTGTTGTGAAGAATATTCCTAAAAAAAAGAGTTCTAATTGATTTTATTTGAAAGAGTGCAGAAAGACTGCACTCTTTCTGCATAATTTTGCCATATAAATTAAAACAATGAGCTTATGCCAACAAATAAAAATGCACAATTAAGATATCAGGTGCTTGACAAATGTTTGAGCAATTGGTCAAGACGTTATTACATTGAAGACCTTGTTGACGCATGTAATGAGGCTCTTTATCTGTATAATGGCGAAACTAAAGATGGAGGTGGGGTTAAGAAACGTCAAGTTCAAGAAGATTTGAAGTTCATTGAAAGTGAAGAAGGTTATGCAATGTTGATTGATGCTATTCAGGATGGACACCGTAAATATTACCGTTATCACAAAAAAGGTGCTTCTATCAAAAAACAGCCTATAAATCAAGAAGAATTTGACTTGATACATAACGCCTTGATTCTCCTAAAACGCTTTGAAGGTGTACCACAGTTCGAATGGTTAGATGATTTGGAGAAAAGGCTCTACACCACCAGCAAACTAGGTGAAACTTTAGATTCGGTTGTAAGTTTTCAGTATAATCCGTATCTCAAAGGTATGGACACGTATTATAAACCAATTTTTGACTCTATTGTAAATAAAAGGGTTATCGAAATAGTGTATCATCCATTTGGTAAAGATGCCAGAACTATTGTTATAACTCCTTACTTTCTGAAGCAGTACAATAACAGATGGTTTCTCATAGGAAAGCATAAAGATTCGGAATACCTATCCAATTTTGCAATAGACAGAATTGAGGGTTTTAAGGAAACATCTAAATCCTACGAGCCACTTGCCGAGGATATAGATTTCAAAGAGTATTTTAGCGATGTTGTTGGTGTCTCACTAAGTAATGCACCTGTTGAAGAGGTTATTCTTAAAGTCAGTAATCGAGCTTACGGATATATTGTGACAAAACCGTTGCATGAGTCCCAATCAACTGTCTCAACCCCAATGGAAGATGGTTACTGGCAAGTCACACTCAAAGTTCAGAATAATTATGAGCTTCGTTCTCTGCTTCGTTCTTTTGGAGAGCAGATTGAAGTTATAGCACCTGAATCTTTGCGTAAAATGATGAAAGATTCAGCAGATGCAATGAGCCGTATGTATAATGACAATAAAAGCGAAGATTAAATGTCAAAAACAAATATACCCCAAAAAGTAATGCGATTGTTGTGGCTCAGGGCTGCAGGTCGATGTGAGTTTGAAGGATGCAATAAAATCCTTTATGAAGGAGATATAACGAAGGAGTATGGGAACTTTGGAGAACTATGCCATATCATTGGAGATTCGCCAAATGGGCCTCGTGGTGGTGAAAAATCAGAATCATTGGCACAGGATATAAATAATATAATATTGTTGTGTCCTGCTTGTCATAAAATAATAGATTCAGACCCTGAGAAATATACTATAGAGATTGTGGAAGGGATGAAGAAGCGTCATGAGGACAGAATTCGTCTCGTGACTGGTATAGCGAACGACAAAAAGAGTCATGTAGTTACATACTATAGCAAAATCGGGAAACATCTTCCCGACTTCTCGTTCAATACTATCTCTTCGGTCTTATTCCCAGTATACTACCCAGAGGCAAGTTCTGCAATAGAGATTAGTATGAAGGGAAATGTCATGAAGGAATCTGATCCGAATTTTTGGGAGATAGAGGATAACAACCTGCAGGCTGCATTTGCCTACGAAGTAAAACAACGTATTCAGTATTCAGAAACAAAACACATTTCATTATTTCCGTTTGCTGATATGCCATTGTTAGTAAGACTTGGGACGTTATTTAATGACATTCGCGAATTGAAAGTATATCAGCCACATCGTGACACCAAGAAATGGGAATGGCAGGAGAGTGGTGATGAGAACATTGAGTTTAGAATTATCGAACCAGCAGAAAAGAGCAAGCAGCCTGTTCTTGTGTTTGCGCTGAGTGCTACAGCTATCACGGAGAGAATTAGAACATTATATTCTAGCCAAGATGTTTCAATATGGACAGTTACATGCACTAATCCTAACAATGATTTTTTAAAGACAGAAGCAAAACTTAATGAATTTGCAAGTTTCACTAGAGAGGTGCTTGACAAAATAAAAGCATCATCAGCCTATAATGAGATTTTGGTTCACATGGCCATGCCTGTAGCGTGTGCGTTTATGCTCGGTCACGTTTGGATGCCCAAAGCTGACATGAAACTAATACTGCACGACTATTATAATAATACCGAAAATAGAGCAATTATAATTGAATAAGATATGAGAGAATTAACAACAGAAGAACATAAACAATTCAACGAAATTTTTGAGAATTTAGGTGCGTCTTTGGATGTGCCTGAATCAAGATATGACGAGCTGGTAAGCAGCTATCAGGCTGTAGGCAAATTCCTTGGAGACGAATCTTCCCCGCTAGCTCCATATAAGCCTGAGATTCAACCACAAGGTTCGTTTCTACTAGGAACGATGATTACTCCAGTCAATGAGAACGATGATCTTGATATTGACTTAGTGTGTGAGTTGATGGAAAAGCATCCTGACTGGACTGCGGAAAACTTAAAAGCAAAAGTTGGCGAAAGACTGAAGGTTTCAGAACGATACAAGAAGTTATTGGATGAAGAGGGGCGTCGATGTTGGACACTTTTATATCGTAAAAATTCAGAAAACGCAAGCGATAAATATCACTTGGACATCCTTCCATGTGTAAACAACGAGAAGACACGCCTTCGGGAGCAATATTTCAGTGTGTCAGTAGGGCAGGTTGACAAGCTTGCTCTCCGTATTACTGACAGGGAACTCTCTAACTATAAATATGAGACAGATAGTAGTAAATGGCTTAAGAGCAATCCGTTTGGTTATGCCAAATGGTTTGAGGATAGGTGCAGTGTATTGACTCGTAGAACAGTTTTGTTTTCCGAAGCTAAAGTTGGCAATGTGCCAGCATATAAAGAGAAGAAAAGTCCTTTGCAACGTGTTGTACAGATACTTAAACGTCACCGTGACTTAATGTTTAACGGCGATGAAAACAAGCCAATCTCTATTATTATCACAACACTAGCAGCACGTGCTTACAACAAGGAAACAGACGTTCTTGATGCGTTGGTAAACGTAGTCAACAGTATGGAGAGATATATCGAACGTGAACCAAATACCGGTCTGTGTATTGTGCGTAATCCCGTAAATCCTGATGAGAACTTTGCCGACAAATGGGTAGAAACACCGCAGAAACAGTTAAACTTCTTTGCATGGTTAAAACAAGTAAAGCAAGATGTGGAGCAAATCATTGAAAAAAGAGGTGGTTTGCAATTAATTGCTGAGTCTATGAACAAACCTTTCGGTAGAGATGTAGTGCAGCGGACTTTTAGTGCAATTGCCGACAATCAACGTAAAAACAGAGATAATAACGTATTAAGAGCTACGATAACAGGTGCTTTAGGAACTATTGGTACGGTTGTGAAAGCTCATACATTCCATGGAGACGAATAAATGCAAAGAGAAAAGAAATTTACAAAAATACAGCAGAAGGCTTTTTTGCAACAAGCATATCCCAACGGACACTTCTATGCAGAAACTCCAACGAGTTTCTGCTGGAAGTATTCCGTGCAACCATCTTCTTTAAGTGGAACTTATCAATTCAAGATTTGCTACAAAGAAGGAAAGCATGTGGATGTGTTTGCTCTAGATAAGTTATCTCTGTGTGAAGGAGAAAAAGGATTGCCACATGTTTATAATACTGATAAGCAGCATCTCTGTATCTACCATCGTCCATCAGAAGAATGGAATGCTTCGCACAAAATAACAGAAATTATTCCCTGGATTTCAGAATGGTTTTACTATTATGAAAATTGGCTTGTTACAGCCAAGTGGCTTGGAGGAGGAATCCACAGAGGAAAGAAAGAGTGATATTGTATTTTAAGTATAGTAATAAGAGGCTTCTAATATCCACTCTAATTGACCACTCGAATTAAAAGTATTTGTTTGTCCACAATATCCTTCCATCATCCCAGTTCGTTTCAAATGGTTCAACTTGTTTTCGCAAATTTTATTGATTAAGGTAAAGTAACAGGAAGCATAAAAGTATCTTATGAAAAATAGGGATTAAGTAAGTGTATTTTATTATTTAACTTAATAATTGCAGTAGCTATTTTTAGTATGTTTGCAGTCATACTAAGAGTTTTTTCTTTGTTATGACTGCAAATATTCTTCCCGTTTTATAGTTTACCACATTCTGTATGGCATTAAATTCTGTACCTTGAGTCGTTATAAAGCTATTAGTAAACCTCTCTTAAAAGCTCAGTTCAAAGTATAATAAGTAGTCGTTATAGAAATGTAAACTTGGTAATAGCTATGCTTTAAATGGTTTACACTTTCGGTTTACAGCAGAAAAATCAAGATGTAAATTTATATATCTGATTAACAGATGTATACAAAATGTTTTTATCTTCTTTATCTGTTTGGCATGTTATTCTCACTATTATGAGTATATACTCTTGAGTGCGCACGAAAAGAGTATCGATTTATTCACTTATAATATTGGAATTATGTCATATATAGATAATGAGATACTCGAAAGACTGATAGGAACCATGGTAGAGGGATTTACTCGCATTGAAAAGAAACTGGACCAGATGAACCGTCTGAAAGAATGTATGAACGGAGACAGACTGCTTGATAATGTGGATTTGGCAGAACTCCTTGGTGTGTCACAAAGAACTTTGGCACGTTACAGGCAAGAGGGCAAGATTAAATATTACTCGGTGGAAAAGAACGGGAAATCATTCTATCTCGCCTCAGAGATACAGAGTTTCCTTCTCCAGCGAGGTAAGAACATAGTAAATAATAAGTAGCAAATAGAATAAGTGACCGTATTCTGATGGAAAGATGATACATACGGTCACTTATGCATTATACCGGGATTGCGGTCACTTTCAATGTTTCCAGATTTACATAGGCACCGCGATATAGTGTTTTTCCTTCCTTGAACATTTTCCATAATATGTCACATCCGATATGTGCCAGTGTGGAGTTAATGAACAAATCCTGTTTTTCCAGGGCTTCCGCCAGAGAACAGCTTGGTCCCGATTCTTTTTCTTTGATTTTCGCATAGTCCACTTCTTCGGTGATGACATTCATTTTAGGCATGGGAATATATTCCTGTGAAGAAGGTTGGAGAACTTTCTCACGTACCGTCCCGATGATGACTTGTCCTTTTGTCTGGCTGTTCCCGAAATCCATCCAGTATATGGGAGCCGAATGGTCACTGAAGTTTTCTTTGCGGACTTTCTTCAGGAACTTCCAAAGCGTAAGACGTGAACGAATATTATCCGTACAGGTAATGATGATATTTGCTGTGCTGTCTTCAGAAAAATTCCTGGTAGGAAAACATTGCGGTTCGGTAGTCCATGCGTATCCGAAGAAACGGTTGATGCGTGTGACAAGTGATACGGCCTTGTTCAGTCCCAGTTCCGTCTCACTGAAAAGCTGGCGTCCTATATTGGCCTGGCTTACCGTATCGGGATCGAATACGGTGACATGCAGTCCGGGATGGCCCAATGCCTGAAGTGCCATGCTCATGCGTGCCAGATTGGTTATCACTTGTGAGCCGGTACCTCCGGCTCCGATGACAAATACCGTTACCGGATGACGCGGATTGAGCAGGTAGCGGTCGGTAAAATGTATCTTTTTCATGGAAGTATGTCTTTAAGTTTTTTATTCATGGGCTTGAGTTCGTTCATGTCGAACGGATTGTTTCTTATGTTCTCGGTGACGATGACAAGATTTGAAACGGTAGGATTGACATTTCCTCCCAGATGGGAGAATTCAGTCAGCCAGAACCGTTTTTCCCAGTATTCCAGCAGGGAAAGGAAAGTCGGATTCTGTGGCTTTTCCAAAGAACTGCTGCCAAGGCAGACACTTGAACCGGTCACGTTGAAGAACGGGGCACGGAACAGCGGAGTCGTCTCCACCGGACGTTTTCCCTTGAAGGCGAACACGTCCATGCTTCCGTTTTTTACATGGTAGACAATCCCCGGCAGATTGAACATGCCGTCCTGTATATTGAGATCCTTGTGAAAGAACATCTGTCTCTTTCCGGGCGGATTGTACCAGATATATTCCTCCTGTCCTTTTTTCGGATTGCAGGCCAGCATGTTTTCAGGGACTCTGCCTGCCGGTATCCCACTCATTTCTTCCGTATAGGATTCCAGCAGGGTATTCATGAATTCGTATGTGACGGGGATACCTGCCCCCATCTGTCCGCTTTTTCCGATGGGACGCAATTCTATGAAGTACTTGGTATCAGAATTTCTTCTGTCTTCATACTTGTAGGCTATGATAGCCGCCTTCGGCACCATCATTTTTTGAATATTTTGGGTCAGTTCATTCATGATGTTTATAAATTATAGGTAACATGTTCTACAAATTTCTCAAACCATTTTGAGAACCGTTCCGGATAATTCTCTGGTCTGAACAGTTTTTCAGTTTCCGGTGTGATGAAGGTAAATGATACGGGCGTCTGATTATATGTTTCCTGACAGTCAGTACTGAAACAGCTTTCCATGTCTTTGGTAACCGTATCCGTGATGGAATATGTAAGCAGAATCTGATATTCGAGCGGTGGCGGTTCGAAATCCCTTTCCTTTTCGCTTGCATAATCATAGTCATAATTCAAGATATAAGGGCTGTCCTTTGCAATCAGGGACATCCCTTCAGTAATCAGTTCCAAAAGTCTTTTTTCCTTATTGCTGGAAGGATTGTAGTTGTGGATATGTTCTTCAAGATTCCTGCAGAAAGCCCTGGAGTGCATCCGGCACAGCTTCCTATGGATTCTCCCTTTCTCATATGACCTGAAGAGCTTTTCCTTTCTGTACAAATCCTTTTTCTCATCCTCATCAAGCTGTTCAAAGTCCACATAATCGATACAGACTTCCGACATCTCAAAATAAGGGGTATCGGTTATATCCATCATCCTGTGATACTTGATGAACCGTCTGATGAACTCCAGTGTGATCCTTTTGATTTCACCTTTCAGTCTTTCCGTAAAATCTATCGGTATCAGGAACAGGGTGTAATCAGGCCATTCATGGAAATGATAGATACAGAACTGGAGCCTGTCACCGACAAGTTCCAGATTCACATGATGAGATACTATGGAATCCAATGCATTATATAGCAGGCATATTTTTTCTCTTATGGAAGTCCTGCCTACAGGATGGTATGGCAGCTCCACATCCAGGAGCTGCGCATACTTTATGGCTGAACGGTACAGGAAATCAAGATTCTCTTTGGTGGTGACATTTACCGTTACATCCCTGTCATTCTCAACATACAAATCGGGAGCGATGGAAGGTATTCTCGTGTTCAGAAAACCATGAGGCTTTCTGCAGGAGGGAGTCTTCTTTTCTTTCTGTTCCTGATGCCCCGGCTTATGTCCGTATTTTCGAGTTCCGATATGATAAGTCTGGCTAAATTTTTCAAAGCCCGTTCCGTAAGTTGTGTACATGGTTTCTTGTCTTTACGTTGTTCTTTTTTCATGTTCTTACCCTTTTACTCCGATAGTGGTCTTGAATTCATATACTGCCCGGTCGTCTTCGATTTCCGGTCCGTGTACGGTCGCGGTGGTCAGTTCCGGATAGTTCATTGAATAGAAGTCCATCACTTCAGTCGGAGACATGTTTACGTTCGGATCGTCCAGTACGGTTTCCTGACTGTTCTTCCTCATTTTGAAGACTCTTTTCATTCCTTTAATTTCCAGTGCCATATTGTTTATAGTTTATTGGTTTTACAAGTCATTTATTTTTATATATCAGCAGTATATCATTTCTACCTGTGCCTCGTCCTTCATTCGGTACTCAGCCGGAAAATCCGGATATTCCGCATACGGGTCTTCTCTTAGAAGCTCCCTGTCATTTTCGTCTTCCGGATCGAAGCAGAATGTATCATGGGCTGCCGGTGTAGTCTGGTATTCCCGTCCGTTTCCGTTCTGTACTTGTACCGTTCCGTTCGGTATATGACCGTTTGTCGGCTGCCGTACCTGCTGCTGCGGATATGGCTGCATTGTAGCTCCTTGCGGCATACCTGTTCCTTGCATTACGGGACGGTTTGGAGCAGGTTGGATATATGCTCCGTTCGTTCCATATACCGGTTGAGGCATTTCCTGTGGAATCTGTTGTGGAGCAGGCTGCATGACAGGTTCAGGATTCATAGTATGGGTCTGTTGCTCCGGGAATATGCTTGTTTGCATACCGGGCTGTGGCTGACCGTTCATGCTGCCTTGTGGTTGGGGAATTACCGGCGCCGATTCCTCTGCCATACCGAACAGACTTCCTTCGCTGGCCTGTTTCTGTACTTCCTGCATCTTTTCGTCAATCTCCTTCTGTTTTTCTGAAGGAGCCAGCACCCGTGCCTGTTTCAGCCATGTCATTGCTTCGGAGAACCTTTTTGCGGCAGTTGCTTCATCAGCCTTCTTGAGGAGTTTTTCCATCTTTTCCCGTTTTTCCCTGGCTTCCTTTGATTCGGCCGGTATTGTTGGAGCCTTGGATGATTTGGCCTGTGATGTAGCCTTTTCTGCCTGTTTCTCGAAATTTTCCGCATTGACAAGCAGTCCCTGTACCTTCTGTATCGGTTGGAGTATGGTCTGCAGGAAGCCCATATCCAATTCTGCCGGTGTTCCGTTTACGACCAGTGGCACCATGTTTTGCCGCGTATCCTCTTTCAGGCTGTTCCGCCTTGGCATGACTGCCACACTCAGGTTGTTGTCCACTTTACGGATATTGATATTCAGATCCGTACCTGCTGTAATCATCTGATAAATTGATTGAAAAAACATAATTGAAAAATTTTATGGTTATACATAAGTTTCCTTGAAGAATTCTTTCAGGACATTCTCTCTGTCAGGATTGCTGGAAATATCACGCAGAGATTCCAGATAATAGCCGATGTTTTTAGGCTCATCAACTGTATTGGGCAGACGTCTTTTGACTGGTCTGATATGTTCACTCTGTGGCCATACAGCCGGCATGACAGGAGCAGAAGATATACATGTACTTGTTTTCATATCTGTTGGTTTTATTGGTTAGAAAAACAGGAGTCCGACAATGAAAAAGATAAATGCTATCCTTACAATCAGTAGAAGAGCTCTGAAAAGAAATCCTATGATTCCTCCGGTGAGCAGGAGCATTGCAATCATACCTGTAGGCATGATACCTTTGTCTGTCAGCATAAGTATTCCGATAACCAGTACCAGGGTTACCGCATGCTTGCTGATACTTTCGATAATCTGTAGTTTCATAATCCTTAATTTTATGAATGAATAATCCCATCGGGATGTGTTTTCCCGATTTTATAGGCCTCCGGCCTCTTGGATTGCCTTTTTGCGCAAGGCCTGGCAGGAAAAAATACCGGAGCGTAGCGAGGATGATTTTTTTCTGTCCAGCCAAGCCCTTGAGGGCAGCCTTGCGGCAAAAGGCAGGCAATCCAAGACCTTTGCCGCTTAAAAGCGGAAAAACAGATTCTTTTCTGTACGGATACAAAAAAATGCAGACCTTCCGGCCTGCATTCTTATGGTTATATTGATATGGATGTTATTCTTCTTTTGTGGAATAGGTATTGAAAATGTCATCAGTCATTTCCTTGGCGAGAGTCCTGATCCTGTTCAGGAAGTCCTGTCCGGTTATCATTCCGCTTTCAAGTCCGGCCAGCTGTTTTTCCCAGTCTGCGGTGAGTGAAGTATCCGCAATTTTCTTTCCACGGATGGTTTCGTAGGTGAACATGCCTTTCGGGGTCGGAACGATATATTTCCCTGAATAACGGATATACTTACGGTTAACCAGTGTACGGATGATATTGGTACGTGAGGATACCGTGCCCAGTCCGTTCAGCTCCATGTATTCCACCAGTTCTGCATCCGTGAACGGATCTACCGGCAGCTCTTTTTTGTGTACCATGTTGCATCCGCATACATTCAGAGTATCACCTTTCTCCACTTCGGGGAGTTCTTTGACGGAATATCCCGATGTCGGGATCATGTCGTAACGCATGAACACGTCATGCCAGCCGGCTTCAATGATTCTTGTTTGTTCGGCCTTGAAATGCTGTGCGGCACAAACCGCTTCAACATTTGTCGTTTCTATGCGGCATGGAGCCATGAATGTTTCAAGCATCCTTCCGGCTACAAGTCTGTAAACCTGCATTTCCTTTTCGGACAGATTTCCGGGACGGATACCTGTAATGATGATGGCATGATGTACATTGGCTTTTTCTGCGCTTATTACGTGGCGGGACAAATTGGATATGTCAATACCTCCAGTTCCTTTAGCTGCAGGGAACAGCTCCCATGATAGCAGACACGCCATGATTGGTGGAAGCGAGTCAAACACATCCTCCGTCAGATAACGGCTGGAAGTCCGCGGATAGGAAATCAGTTTCTTTTCATAAAGAGACTGGGCGATGTCATACACCTCTGATGCGGTAAAACCATAGCGGATGTTCGCTTCCTTCTGAAGCTGTGTCAGGTCAAGCAGATCCGGTGGAAGTATTTCCTTTACGCTGTGACTGATACCTGTGATCTGTGCCTGATGTGCCAGCTTGCAGTCCTGAAAAAACATTGTTGCGGATTCTTTGTCGGGAAGATCCTGTGTGCGGCGCATCTTGAAGAGAATGCCGTCCTTTTGCAGGCTGATGTAGATGGGCCAGCTGTCCGATGAAATATGGTTCTCCCTTTCACGGTAGCGTCTGCTGATGGCAGCCAGTACCGGTGTCTGCACCCGTCCGAGGGAATTGTTGCCAAGGCCAGTCGCCTTGCACATGGCATAGCTGGCGTTGATTCCGAGAATCCAGTCCGCCTTGTTGCGGCTGTCGGCAGAAAGGAACAGGCTGTCGTAGCAACTGTCCGGCTTCAGGTTTTCCATGCCTTTACGCACAGACTCGTCGGTAAGAGAGGAAATCCACAGACGGAAGCAAGGCTGTGTACAGTTCAGGTATTGATAGACATAGCGGAATGTCATTTCCCCGTCACGGCTGGCATCGGTAGCCGCAATGATGGTATCGCATGCCTGAAACACTCTCTCGATTACTTTAAACTGGAGCACGGCATCAATGTCCGGTATCCATCTGACAAAAGGACAAGCTACAAGAAACTCTTTTATATCTAATGTTAGGCATACTGTAGATACTATATCTAAAGGAGAATTGAAGTCATTACAAGATTTATTTGCGAAAGTATTTAATAGTATTCACAACACTGAAGTTAAGAATCTTGTAGAACCCATTCAAACTAATAATATAAAACTAAGTAAATATCTTAATCAAACCTTAACTAGGCAAATAAAATCCATACTTGGCCTAACAAATCAGAATATTTCTAATCCAAGTAATGTGGCTGAATTAATATATAAGATACGATGTTGTATCGTTCATAGTAAAGAAAGCGAAATACATTTCACACCTAATAATATTTCGGAATACAAAGATTTAATACCTGTAATGAGAGTACTTATAAAAGTAATACAAAATAGTATTGTAGAAACAATTAATAATAGTGGAAAAAAGGATTTAGAATTTCAAAGTGAGTCAATGCTTTTGTATTGATTAGAATTTATAGAAAAGAATTATAACTGAATATAAGATAAATTCCTTAATGTTTTCATGCTAGTATAAATTCGCCTAGTTTAGTAACCCTAAATTGTATAAAATGAACCAATTAATTCATGAACGGAGTTTTGTGAATTAGTTGGTTTATGTCACTTTAGGTCTTTTCACCTATAATAAAGTTTGACGACAAAAACAGAAGAAATCACTATTTAAAATACAAAAATATTTTCTTTTATAACTTAAATTCGTATCTGTTGTTAGTAAAAGCATCCGATAAAGTACACATTGTAGATTCATAGAACAACAAACTCTTCTTATTAACGAATATAAAGTTGACAGGAAGAGTTTGCTATTATATTAGATTTCAATTGAATTTTCGTTGGACTTCTTCAACTTCCAGACATCCGGAAGTAGTTCTCGGATATCTCTGCCGGAGTCTTTTCCTTGATAATAGGGAAGCCTAGCAATGGCATAATTCAGCCATTCTCTTGGATTGACTTCCTGTGCCTTGCAGGTGGCAAGCAATGAACAGATGAGCGCTGTATTTTCCGCGGCTTCATGATTTTCACAGAAGAGAAAGTTCTTTCTTGAGAGCGTCAGAAGAGTATCGCGTTTTCAGACAGATTATTGTCTATCTTTATATTGCTGACTTTGAGACAGGTCTTCATTCTTGACCATAACGGATATACATAGGAGATAGCTTGTCCCTTCCGGCTTTTGGGCGGAACTTTGATTATATGTGCTTTTCATCCACTTTTCAAAGAAATCCTGCAGGGGTGTGGGGACTGACGGTTCCACAGTTTACGCTGTTTTTCCAGCGTATATTCCCGGGAGCCGTTATCGTCATGGAAAATGACCAGCTTTTCCATGACCGCCTTGAGCATCCATAGATACTCTTTGTCGGCCTTTCCCTTGCTGATAACTCTTACAGTGGTCCCGCCCGCCTGAACATACCAGTAGCCGATAATCTGCCGGACCAGCTCGTCATAAAGTGGTCTCAGCAGTTCATACACAGGCTTGAACCAGCCGATCAGTATGCTTTCGGAAAGACGGACACCCAGATGGCGGAACTCCTTGACCTGCCTGTAGAATGGAACGTGATATTCGTATTTCAGCAGGAGCATTTCGGCCAGCATGGTGGAAACCGACCAGACATTTGTAAACAGGAGAAGGTGGAAGCGGAGCAATGATTACGCCGCATTCACCTTCCCCGGGAAGACTCAGGTTGTCTTTCAGCCCATATTTGGGACGGACAGTCTCCTTTACATACAACCTGCCCGGTTCAAATTCCAGCATACGGGTATGTTCCTCGCCAATCCGTCTGTAACGGTCCCAATCCATCCGGTCAGGTTCAATCACCACTTCAACTACCGGCAGTCCCTCCAGGAGTTCGCGGTTACGTCGGGATTCCTTCTTCTTTCCATCGGGCTTTACTTTTGAAGGAACCGCTGCGCTACTGTCCTCTTCCCGGATGTTTTCATTCTGTCCGGTTGCAGGAACGGGATCGAACAGGGAGAGCTGGTTGGAATCCAGGGCTGCCAGCTTATCACTTCTCCGCCCGAAAAGCTGACGGTTCAGCCATGCTATCTGTGAAAGCAGTTCCTGTATCTTCCGTTGCAGCGCATCCGTCTGTTCCAGCAGTTTCCCGTTGGATTCGACAAGGGAACGGTTAGTTTTCAGGAGATCGGCTATCTGCTCCTGCTGACTCCTGATTATCTGTTCCATTGTATCCTGCTGAATCATCCGTTTCTATCTCTTTATATGATGTAAAATACTGATTTTTCGGTAGATACGCAATCGGATACATAAAAAAAACTTTCAATAGAAGCCATCCATTCTACTGGCTTTTAACCTTTTCAGCCTCTCGTTCGGATTGTCACTGATTCCTTCCACCATCATGACCAAGTCGCGCCATTCCATCGGATAAGACCTGCTCCGGCTGTCATAGGCCGGCAGCCGGAACGTGCCCTCTTCCAGACGTTTCACATACAATACCATGCCGCCGTCTTCAGCATGGAGGAGCTTCATGGTGCTCCTGCTTCTGTTTATGAAGATGAAGACATCGCTCAGACGAACGTCATGTCCCATCCGGTCGTGAACCACTCCGCACAGAGAATTGATTCCCTTGCGCATGTCCGTCTTTCCGGGACACAGGAAATAGCGCATGGTATCATTCAGACAGAATATGGCTGCATAATTTGTGTATCAATCCAAATGTCAGTTCAGGGTTTCCATGGCTGTCAAGGTGGATTCTGATTCCGGAAGGAAGCTCTATCGTTACGTCGCCACCCGCACCTGACGGGAGATTGCCACTGCGACGCAGATCCAATGGAATGAATGTATCATCAGGAAGCTTGTCCGTATGGCTCAGGCTGAATTTCTTCTTCCAATAATGGAAACAGGAGGATGAATAGGCCTCATTCTCACAGAAATCTTTTATGGTTAGGCCACTGGCCTGTTGTCTTTCATAAACGGACAGGAACTCTTCTTTACTCATTATTCGTTTCATGTTTTTTATTGGCAAAGTAACGGAAGAGTGGAGGGCTTTAATAATGTGTATTTTATCGGATGATTACCATTCTAAAACATTACTTAAAAACTTGTATTTTAGCAATTTCAAAGATCTATTTGCTAACATTTATAGAACAGTAGTGATTGTTAGTATTGATTTAATGCCGTTATGGTTAGATTATGTCTTATATTAAAGTTACTATATAAGTTATTTGATAGAGGTGCTTCTATAATTTCTGCTTGATATTAGATTTTATCGCACACTAAATATCGGTTCTGATTAAAAGAGTTTGTTTGTCAATCTATGGTATTCTTTCGTAATTTACTATTATCAGAGACCAATATTAACTCCATTTCTAGGTTTGCGTTTCATCCCCTTAAGTATTTGAACAGATTGTTCCTGATAGGATAGAGGTTGGCTTTGTTTTTTGCCAGCCTCTATCCATTTAAGAAGCTCGTCCTCATAGAAATATAATTTTTTACCACGTTTATAGGCTGGGATGAGACCTGTACGAGCAAGTCTATAGATTGTCGGTTTTGATTTTTGGATAAGTATGCTAGCCTTATCTATGTCAATTAGTTGATGCTGATTATCCGGTTTCTGTGTTTGTAAGGTTTCAACTAATTGATAAATTTTCTCTACTTGTTCTGTTAAATAGCTTACAGCCTGCGGAAGCTTGTCGAATGTGATAGGTTCTTTTGTCATAGTATCTGTTTTTGCTTTTGAGGATTAATATTTGTTGATGCAATATTTATGAATATAAAGTCTGATTTATTGAATTATATCTGGATTTAATTTAATCAGGCATTCTGTTTCTGAGTGAGACATCTTTTTGATTATCGTGTTGATTTCATTTTCTTTCATGGTATCAGCAAATACTTTTTTAATGAATTCTGCTGTATATGAACGTCGTTTACCTAATGCTTTACCTATGTTCCAACCCAAATGCATAACATCTATAGCTTTCAATTTTGAATCTACTTTTATAGGAATAATATCTATAGCAGTTTTATCCTGAAAGAAATCTGAAATATAAGCACAGAGGCGCTGCAGATTTTCTTGGCTTGTATAAGCAGCCATCGTTTGATGGATGTATATATGTACTAACTCTAGCTTTTTATCGTTCGTACGTTTCTGTTCTATAATAGTATTCGAACGGAGTTTTTCATATTCCATAAATGCTTGTTCTGGTTCAATCACAGAATCATTAAGATGTTCATGGATAGACAAAGATTTGCTATGATGACATAAATATATAATTATCTCGTATAATGCAATTTGCATTGATATATATAATCCTGTAGATATTATAAAGACCGATATAAAAATAATATTTGAGCTGAATTGATCAAAGCCTGCATTGACTGCTTCAATGCGTATAGCAAGTGCTATAAGAAGTAATGTTCCAGCTACACTGGAATCTAAAATAAAATATTCAAATTTCTTCAAATACATAAGCCATATGTTTAACTGTTCGTAAGCAAAGGTAATGTTTACTGATTATGTATTATCAGAAAATGACAAGAGTGACATCAGACTTCATCAAACGTCACTAATTGTCATAAATAGTTTGATTATTATTGGCAATATTCTTAACCATCTTAAAAATACATACTTAAATATTTTATAATCAATATGTTATAAGAAAGGTGATTTTAATGAAGAAACAAATAAGGAACAAAAATAGGAATTAAAGTGATTTCTCATTTTTCTATTTGCACTCTGTTTCTTTCTTTTCGTTTGTTTGCTTTCAGAGTGCATTCCGAGCAATTTTATCTGCTCTCATCATTCGAAGAATTTGCTCCTAACTTTAACTAACAAATTATTTGCAGCTCATAAAGAGAATACAAATTATTATCTCTTGAAGTTGTATTGCTTGTAGCAAAGATAATCTTTTTTGTACAGGCAGCCAAAAATGCCTGCCTATATTTAGTTTAATTTAGTTTAGCATATATAAGGCTAACAAACTAAACCAAACTGGATTTTCATGTTACTTTTTGTGATTTTCCCATTCTACCCATACAGCCAAAAGAGAAGATAAGCTCTTGCCTCTTTTCTCTTTTCGCTGCGATACTCTTTTACTTCATAGCCACCTTTTACACACATCCGTACCGAGCAAACTCCCACATGCTCGCATATCAACTTTCGGTCTGCCCGATGGGAATTGTGTCGCAAAGGTATTTGCCATGTCTTTATTGTATGCAAGGTTGTAACCTGAAGGTTCACTACAAAATCTCCACGCTCCGCTTCGCAGAGGTCGTATTTTGTAGTGAAACCCTGCATACATAGCCATGCCACCTGTTGAAGCGACATAATTTCAATCAAGCCCGAAAGTAAGTGAAATGCTACAGGAGGGAAAGTAACAAACTTAAAACTTGGTATTTATGGCAAATTATGCAACCAACATTTTCCACGCAAGAACGGAAAATAAAACAGACCTCGACAAAATAGAGGCTTTCTTGGATGACACTTTCAGCGAATTTACCAATCGATATGGTGATAGTGTAGATGCAGAATTTTCCTCTCGTTGGGTGTATCCAGAAGAAGAAATCAAAAAATTGGTAGAATCGTTGGAGGACAAAGATAAAGTCTATATCAAGATTCTAACCTATGAATTTGAAGACGAGTACGTGAGCTTTAGAATATTCTCTCAGGGAGAATGGAAGGTCAAATTAGTAACTGAATGAGTAGAAGAAGATAAAGTAAAATTATGCTCTATCCTACACTTTGCTTATTCTATAAGAGACACACGGATGGAACGATTGTCGGTGATTTCGACAACAAAATCACTGTTCGTTTCATCTGTGGCAAAGAGAGAGTATTAAATACTGTGATGAAGTAATTTTTACAATTTTACAACATAGAAACCATGACACAGATAGCAATGAAATTCGTCCAATGGGATGTGCCCGAATTGGAAAAACTGAAAGATAGCAAGGTTTACAAATTACGGGAACGTCTTGATAATGGCGACAAGTTGAGTCGGGAAGAAAAGAACTGGCTCACCCGCAATGTGAAAGAGTGCTGCCATTTCAAAAGAGGTATCGCTTTAATGGGCTACCGTTTTGACTTCTCCGATGTTCTCAAACGGTATTTCGTGAAACAACACGGACATATTGCCGAATATTATGCCATTGACAAAACCGCACTACGTTCTGTCCTATATGGTCGAATTGAAGATATAATCGAAGTACAATAAAAATCAAAAGAAGCATGAAAGTAACAATTGAACACAGCTTTTGCCCCTATTGTGACGAGGTAACTGAACTTTATTTCCGAATCATTAACACGATTCTTTTTTCTGGCAATGAGGCGGAATTGCGTGAAAGCATGAGACAGTTGGAGAAAAAAACTCCACTTGATGAATATTTCACATACGGTTACGGTGCACGACACCTTTGGGTTTGCCAGCGACGTCCCAGCGACAAAACCAAAATATTCGAGCATCGTATTATGATGGTTGAATTTCAATGACACCTTGGACAAATATCATCGACTGGCTGGAATGGAATCACCCATTTCAGCCTTACTTCCATTTTCCTTTTATAACTTTTTCTTTTGGCTGCGCCACTCCCTTTTGTAGAAACCAGCCATTCGCACAAAGCGAATTGGAAACCACTTTGTGAAAAGTCTGGTTCTTCCTGCCGTTTTTCCTTCCAGTTCCATTTTTTTTCGATGCGGATATCACTATCCTCCAAGGATGGGCTACCTACGCTTCTGTCCACTCTTGGCTGACACATTCCTTATGCAGTGGCCTTTTTTCTGATTGGATGGTATTCTGTTTGTTACAGTCTCAATTCAAGCCAGGCATGTCTCGCTTTGGCTTTGCTATTCTTCACTGACTTTCGGACGGATGTTTCGCCTTTGTGCCGACATTTGGATTTGCTCTTTTTCCTTATCATTACCGGTTTACTTGTTTCCCATTTTCCATAATCGCTTTTTATCGAAGCAATCATCATTTTTCCTCTGCAAAGATAGTATGCCGACGGGAACGACATGGTTGTCTTGACCAATGGCGTAGCCGCTTCAATCTTCCTTTATCGAGCCTTCGATTTTACCTGTGGCTAAAAATAAAGCGTATTGACGCGCTATCCTTGGTGCATCCCTTAAACGACATCTACTTTTTAGGCAGTGTAAAAATTGATTTAATAACTTCTAAAAGCAATTCAACATGAAAAAGATTGAAAACAATTTCACAGTAACCGGATTCTTAGGTAAAGACGCTGAAATCCGAGAGTTCACCAACAGCAGTGTCGCACGTTTCCCATTGGCCGTAAGCCGTCAGGAAAGGAATGCCGAGGAAACCAACCGCATTTCAGCCTTTATGAATATTGAGGCTTGGCGTAAAAACGAGAATACTGGGTCATTCGACCAACTGACCAAAGGTACGATGCTCACCATTGAAGGCTACTTTAAGCCTGAAGAGTGGACCGACAAGGTCGGTGTGAAGCACAATCGTGTTGTTATGGTGGCTGTCAAGTTTTATCCTCCTATCGAAAAGGAGGATGTTCCTGAAAAGCCGGTAAAGCCCGTGAAAAAAGGCAAAAAATAATTCTTGCCTTATCATGAACAAAGCGATCTTTTGGTCGCTTTTGTTTTGCTCATGACCGGATTAATACGCATCATACTTTTATAAGTGACTGTTGCGATGCCAAGCTCCAAATGAAATCTTCACCCGGTAATACTGTTATACTTAGCTCCACTTGATGAACAGGCAGATTACGATTTTCAATAGAAAAAAGAAGACTCTCTCAATTCCATACCTCTGAGCAGCTTTCCAGTCCCTCTTATAACCATATTTCTTCCCAAAAGTGAGGTTACGTCCGCCGTCCATTAATTTTACAGTGCGAAGTTAAGTCGGACGTGAACCTGCAAGGCGCGTTTCATTTGCAGTCAATGCCGTTCAAATGAAATCCTTCGGATTCCGCTTCCTCCTTGCATTGTTCTCTTCTTCCGCCTTGTGGTTTGCACGTAAAATCAAATCCCACCGGACGAGGTAAAAGCCTCTGAAGGGAAGGGAAAATAAAAAATTAGAATGTATGAAACAAATAATTTGGTCAAGTGATGCTCTATTGGATGAAACAGCAAGAGAGTATTATCAAAATTTCAAGCGAGAAGAACTGGACGATGATGCCTACAAGGTCAGCGATGAAGAGTGGTCGGACGAAGTGTATAATGAATTGGGGGATGAGCGGCAGAACCTAAACAAGGATGTCAATGGAGTCATTATTGCATTTGGAGATTTAGGATTGTGGAACGGACGCAAACAAGGCTATCAAATTTTGGGTGACAACATTGCCGGGATATTACAATCTACACAGTATGATGCAGAGTGGTACGGTGACGGCTACGATATACGAGGCCGTATGTCGCACCATGATGGCACGAATTATGTTTTGTACCGTGTCGCTGAAAATCGTGACGACGCAGAACGGATTGCCGCAAAAATCTACAACTATGAAATTGACGAGAATGGTTTTCGCCAAGTTACACGTTCCCTCCACCCCTATGTGGCCGCAGTGTATGGCTGGAAAACTCTACAGGACAACCTCGTTCAGGTAAAATAGCCTGTAACCTGTACTTAAACAAATGCCGTAACGCTTTCTCAAGAGGCTGTTACGGCACTTGTGTTTTATGCCGTATATATTCTGCATAAAATGTGGTGGGAAACTATTCCTTTTTACACATTTATGAATGTTCCCGCCCAACTGTTGTAGGTGGCCGCTTGTGCCAGTTTCCTTTTTTAGACTCCGGCCCTCCTTTATAGCCCCATCCAGCTACCCCCTATATTTCTATCCCGCAAGCCTGGTTATTTCCCTGCAAAATTCGATTGCCGGCTGTCCGTCCTGTCAAGGACCGCTGACACTTGCTGCTGTAAAATCTTCCTCTCCGAAATATCGAAGAGTGTATTTTCCGCATCCTCCTTGCCCGTTCTGGCCGCCAATCCCGTGGGCAGAAAAATAATCAACCTTTCGGTACAGGAAGTATCGAAGGGAAATAAATAAAATATTAATCTTAAAATTTGAGGCATTATGACATTCAGAGAATTTATGTTAGAGAACGGTTATGAATTGCAAACAACCTTTTGGAATGATTTTTCCATTGCTGACCGATTTGGTCTTTCGGCGATACAGGACACTTTCAGCCGTGCTTTTGAGGAGTGGAAAGAGAACTACAAGTATCTCACGGAACTGGTTTTAGTGCTTAACCATAAGATATGGCAGCATTATGAAACAAGGCCGGAAATTGCGACATTGTATAATACCCTTTGGGCACAAGCCAGTCAATATGCAATGGAGTATCTGAAAGATGACGAGCTAAGCTATTATTATGATGTAACGGATTAAATGTCCCAGCTCCTCCCACAGGAACAAAAGAAAGCCGGCTTTTGTCGGCTGCTCTTTGTGGTCATTCCCTTTTTTATCACTCCGTTTTACCCTTGTATAAAACGAAATTATTTCGTTTCAGGCTGCTACCAGTCAGGACTTGTTTTTTCCTGTGCAAAGGTATTGCCACGGAAAAACATTCAAGTACCGCTACGCTATTTGAACACAATTTTTCAGTAGCTTTCCCGATTTTCAATCGCTCAAATGTCGTATACGCTCCATACCGCAACTGTAAAAATTCTGTCCAAATTCCTTGCCTGCTTTTCCTTAAAGGCAATCTTGAATGCACGTAAAAATCAAATCCCGACTGGAGAAGCCTAAAGGCTTCCGAAAAAAGGGAAAAAAAGAACATGATGTTTAATAGCTAAATTTTAAAAGTATGGAAATTCAATTTGTGATTGTTCGTTCAGAAAATGCAGAGTATTTGTGTCACAATGTAAATGGAACGTATGTGGATGTCAGCGACCCATCAACAGAATTTGTTTCTGGAGAGGATGATTTTCGCTTGGTAGAGCCGGACAGCTCCCTAACGCGGAAAGAATACGAGTTTCGTGGAGAACGCTTTTATCTCATGCCTCAATTTTATGGCAATGGCTGGTTAGCACTTACTTTGCAAAGTGTGGAAGATGAAACAGAGTATATCGTGCTATCCGTCAATTTGGAGAGCATGGATGCACTCGATTTGCCAGACCGTACATTTATTGATGTGAATCATTATCCGGATGCAATGGAGTTTCTGGAGACAAATAATTTAGCGACCTATTCAGGTTACAAGCGTAGAAGCGGATTTGTGGAATATCCAATGGCGGTATTGAATCTTCCTTTGCTTTATCAGCACGCCCCGCAGATTTTCCAAGAGGCGAATATCGAATGTTTTTAAATGGTTTTCTGAAAGTATGGTACTGATGACTACCAAAGAGATACCGTATCGGTTAAATCATATCGGTATGGTATCTTCTTTTGCCCGAAGACAGGTGGCATCCCCCTTTTTTACAGATTGCTCCGTGCCCACTTTTTTAATTTCCTTGTTTCCCTTTTATAGCAGCGTAACTGCCTGCTTCTCTTTTACAGTCCTTATGTAATGAATGTTGATGTTTCCTGTCGTTATCCAGACTTTCGCCCGGTCTTGTTTTCGTGTGCAAAATTACGGCGAACGAACGCTATCCAAGTATCGCTACGCTATCCGAAATGAAATTTGACGTAATCTTCCTAAATCATAGATTTCGGTATTCATAAAATTTCATTTCCGATTCCTTGCACTGCGTTCCTGCTTCGTCGTTTGGGACGCACATGAAAAACAACCCTTCCGGCAAAGTCGAAAGACTTGAAAAAAGGGAAAATAAAAAACTTAATTAAAAACGAAAACGAGTATGACAATAGAAGAAGTATTACAGCACGATTTAAAATTCAGGTATATGTTATTGGGGCGTTTGCAAGCCGACTGTGAATATTATCTTGGCTTTGGAAACAAAAGTTCTCGTCGTTTGTGGGCTGGTTCTGAAAAGACACAAATTGAATACATGACGAAAATTCACGACAGCTTCCGAGAAAACGAAAAACCCGAATGGCTGACAATGGAGCAAATCAAAGAATACAGCAATGCTATGGAAGCAACACAAGAATAATTCAAAAAAAATACCGTAATGACCTTTAACGGAGGTGTTGCGGTATTACAGTATTACAGTATTACAAATAAGGGGCGCGAGTTTGAGAACATACCCTCTTATAATTGAGAGGGTAATAATAGCCCCTCTTTTATAATTATATCATTCTATTCCTTTTTTATATTTCTGCAAAAGGAATAGCATTCTTCTTTTATATTAATTATTTTTCATTTTATCTCCCATCTATTCTTCATCCTATCACCGGTTTGGTTTTATCAGATGCAAAGGTCGGCTATCGCGCTTGATCCTGCTACTTGAAGTGTATTTCTTACAAAATTCTTCCTTCCTGCGCAAGAGTAATTTGGCAAGAAAAGTTGCCGTATGAAGCTGTATCGACATCCGTTTACCGCATCCATAAATCCCAAAACGGTTCAATCAGTAAAGAACCGACAATATGGGAAATAAAAGTTAATACTAACCAATTCTTTAAACATTAAAATCATGCCTAATTATGTAACAAACCGTTTAGAAATAAACGCAGACAGAGAAACAGTACAAAATGTGATGGATTTCTTAAAAGGAAAAACTGATGAAGACAGTACGCCTTGCTATATTGACTTCAACAACATTATCCCTATGCCAAAGGACTTACTGATAGAAGCGTCCACTTCTGGGGAATTTGGTATGCAGTATATCATAGCACAGCAACGTAAACCGTTCAATTCACAGGACGACCTGAAAGTCATTCAATGGATGGAAATTCAGGAGGAAAAAGTCAGGGAAGAAGCATTACAACTTGGAATGACATATCTGAGAAACTGGGGAAAATACGGTTATCCTACTTGGTATGAATGGTCTATTGCCAACTGGGGTACAAAATGGAATGCCTTTAATCAGAATTTTGAAGAACCGAACGTGCTTTGGTTTGATACGGCTTGGGAAGGTGTGCCTCTGCTTATCCAAACACTCTCCGAGATATTTCCGGACGTCGAGTTTCAATATGCCTATGCGGATGAAGACCTTGGTTCCAACGTGGGCAAAGGGACTATCCGAAATGGAGAAACCGACATGACATTCCCCGATAACGGAAGTAACGAAGCCTTTGAAATTGTCTTTTTCGTAAAACCGGGATTAGAGGAATACTTGGAACTGACAGACGAGGGGTATAGGTGGAAAGCCTAAACATCTCCGGACAGACAATATCCGACATGTATTCAGGGTATATCTCAACCGATATATCCTGGATTCCTGTTGCCGGAAGCTCCGTTTATATTTATTCCATTCCACTTCCTTCTTACAATTTCACGCCTCTTGAACCAGTCTTTTTTGACCGTATTTATCCCATCCCTTGGCTGGCCTACTTATCATCTTTGAAGCTGCTTTTACTGAAACCGCCAAACACGCCCTTCAAGAGCTTGCCGACAACCCAGAATACCAGCAATACAATTATAATATCTCCCATAAGTCTTACTTTTATAGTTTTAACAATAATAAAAATACAAAATAATAACCGAAAAACAAATATACGATCCTGATTATCTGAAAATTCTATCAGGAGCCACCTTCATTTGTTCCGTCCTCTTTCGGGTTCTGTTTGACACGCGGACCGCTGGTTTGGCCACGATCAAGTTTTACGCCATATTTATTGAGTATGCGCCAAATAGAACTTTTGCTGCTAAAACCGCTTGCAGCCCAAATGTCATCGAAAGAATGCCCGTTGATATACATATCCACGATTGTCTTATCTCGTTCAGCTTTAGGTAATACCTTCGGCATAGCCGGGGCTTTGATATTCTGGCGTAACTTCTCGACATGAGCGGAATATTTTCGTAGTGCGGCAATTTCTTCCGGAAATGCCCCTATTATCCACAACACATCGGCTGCTGTCGTACCGGGGAATAATTCACCGCGAGTATCAACTCTGTCATGAATGGATATGACACGTACAATTTTGATACGGCATAGTTCGATGAACGCGGCCAGTTCTCTTAAACCGCGTGCAGCATTGCTGAATTTGGATATGACTATTTCATCGCCCCTTTGAAGATTCGCCATAAGCTGTTTCCACATAGGTCTCAATGTTTCATGTTCAACTGTTTCCTCTACGATTTGTACACAACCGTATCGCTGCATCCATTCTCTCTCAGCATCAAAACTGTCATTATTTTCCTTGAATATATAGCCAACTTTTGCCATTTTAATATACACTGTTTTGATAACAAGTGCAAATATAGCACTTTCATTTTAATCTAAAATCATATCGTGGCAAAAATCTCGCTGAATCCTTTTTTTAGCTTTTTTTCTTGCACTTGTTTTCATTGATAATCATATTATTAATATGATACCAAAAATTATACTAAATGCGATATAAAAGAGCTTTTACAATAAAAATAATATATAGATTTGCATCGTTAAATATGAATTGTTAAATATGAAAATTTTAAAATCATACTACAAGACTCCATCATTTTTGACTGGAAGATGTATCGTTTCATTGGCCATATTGGGCCTGATATCATGCAGCGATAGAAATGGCAAATCATTGTCTGAAGCTACGAACGATCCTGCCGGAATATACAGGGAGTACTTATACAATATACGACGTCAGAAAGATTCCTCATTTCAAGTATTGACCAAGCATATCCTACAATGGCAAACTGTAAAAGACTCTGTTTTTAGGTATCTCCGGAATGATACGCTCAGCCACCCCCATTCCAATCAGCGTGAAGAGTGTATCAGACTGCATGATTCTATCCGCACTGAGTTCTCACGCTTAGCCCTCTCAAAGACGCGTACTTATCAGGAACTTTTGGCTCTCAAAGGAGAGTTCTCACCTTATAACAATGATGAGGAACTGCATCATGCCGCTGGAGAAATCCGCCCGTTTTTCAACTCACTGGATAATCTTCCGCTTCATAAGGGTAACAAAGAGGAAATCCTTGCGGCTTACCGTATGTTACTGACTCGAACTATCCGTAACGGCATACATAGCCGCAATGAACTGATTACTTATATCACTAAAGAAGATGCTATATTCCGTGCGTTCCTCTCTCACTTGCACGATTTCGAAGGTGAGAGTATGGCTGACATCACACGTGGTACTGAACAGTGTTGTTCGCAGATATTCTTTGCCGCTGAGAGAAAGGAGATTACCTATCGGGAGGCTATGCTTTATTTGACAATGCGCACCAATCGTCGCCAAATACAAAATATGCAGATTTGTATAGAAGATGTTCGGAACAAAAAAATCAAGACTTCTTCGCAAGCACATGCTTATATATGGATGCTTATCCACCCTTATACTTCACTGGACGGATTCTCTATGACATTGCTTTCCGATAAAGAACGGAAACAACTTGACAGGATGGCGGCACAGACACCTGTGGCGTTCAAAACCTTGAGCCGAATCCTGCAATCGGAAAGTGGTCAACTGACTGAACTGCCAGGAATGCTTATGGATATTTTCATACAGACGCTCTAACAATATAAAAAATGAATATGTTACGACATTTTTTCAATGACTTTATGACATTTGTCCCTCTGCAACTACCGCAACTACTCGATGTGACGACAATGGAGGAAGCACAATTCTACGGTGACTACGCTCTACTGACCTTCCCGCTACGCGACCCTTACGATTTGGAGGAAGTGATGGATCTGTTTGAGGACGATATGGAGCTTATAACTCTCTACCACCACATCCCCACGCACGCTGACAAATTCGGGCATAGCACCTGTGCATACTCCAACCCGGCATTTGGACAGATGTTCAAGATGAATTGCAAGACAGATGCAGACGGTAAGGTAAATAGCATTCTTGTCACCATCTATGATTCTCTTGAGCAGATGTACGGCGAGCTGTGCCTTGATTTGGATCTTCATTCCAAAAGTGGCACATTCAAGTATAAGAAGAACAAAGACGATCTCTTGATGGATTTCCTTTAATGGTCATGTTATGCGGGACACACTATACCGACAAATGGTTTATTGGATTAGGGAATACCGGACATGGATAGAGGTTGTTGATGACAATTTCTATAAGGAGTATGCTTTGTCAAGAAACGGATATATCAATTACATTGTTTCCCGCACGTTGGTACTGCGGGCTTACAAAGACAAAGGCTCATACGCCAAAGGCATGACATGGACAATTCCGGAACATAAACTGGATAAGGCATTGGCAGCCTACCGTAAGCAGGAGCATACGTTCAAGCAACGTATTAAGAAAGCAGCGATATACCTTTCACCGAGGGACGCCGAAGTTATCATCCTATTGGCCACCCACAATATTGTCCAATTAGAGTTGATGATATCCCCCATTCAAATACGCGAGAAACCCTATTATTTATGATTTGGAATATACTACAACTTATCTTCTGTATAACGCTTTTCGTATTGCCATTAGCATTGTACAAAAGCCACCGTTCTTTTATGGTAAGGTTCTACGATGCTATGATACACAGTGTAAAGGCTCGTAAACTATATGTACAGGTCGTATTGATTCTGCTATTGCTCTTCCACTATGTTTACATCAGCGGACATGTTGGCGAGTTCGGTGTTTTTCTTTCAACTGCTATCTGTGCCACTATATATTCATTTAGGAGAGCGGACAGATTGTTAAGAGGTTTATGTGACCGACCATGTATGTTTGTCATACTCTCATTGGTGGCTTTGGCCATCAGTTTTGTTCCACACTTGTACACAACGGCGGTAACTGCCGCCTATCTTCTTTTGGCTGCCCTGTTCTATCCCTCTGTTCGGGTTATGACCGAATTTCAGGACATAGGCATAATCTCTGAATGGATGAAATTCCCCAGACTATTAGCCGAAAGTTATTATGACCATCATCACGCGATATTGCCGCAAGATGCGGATAGCGGCAACACTGATATATCCGCACAATAGTAATAATTAAAAAATGAAATGAAAATGAAAACCAAGCAGAAAATAGCTGTCCCTATATTGGCAGACAGAGAAGTATTTGACTACCTCAAGGAGAAAGTCGGTGAACGAAAAACAAAGATAGAAGCCTTCTGTGATTTATTGGATAAATCTTTGGCAGGTTTTGTTTCCCCTTTTTTAAGGAACAAAGGCTACGAACTTCAACCCAACCAGTGCCACGTGACTGTTTCTGACCTTTCATCGGAATGGCATTGGCATAGGGCTACTGTCCGTTCTTTTTTGGATGTAATGGAAGAGTTCGGCTTGTTGAATCGCATCCGGCTTTCCAAAAGCGTCATCATTACCATGACTGTGCAAACCAGCCAATCCACGGAGTCTTGCAATGGACAGAAGAAGTTGAACCTTGCAGAACAGCTACGTGAGGCATTGTCCGATTGGATAATCGGCAAAGTGTCCCTTGACGAGATCGGAATCAAGTGTGAGCAACTTGTTCGTCGGGCAATGGATGAAGCTGGCATATGCGATAGCTGCCCATCTCCGGACAGTATCACTCGCATCAATCCGGCAGCGGATGATGATGAACGAGCTGTCAAGATTCGTATGGTAGCTTTGGAGTGCATTACATTTGCCGCTATACAACGGGCACTGCGTAAGTCGAGATTCGATGACAGTGCAGAGTTTATGGACTACTTCCGATTGGAATTGTATGGAGACTGGACAGGACTTATTGCAACTTCGAAAGGTATTGCCGGGCTTATTCTTGATGTAGATAGGGATGAAAATTCCGATTATGATGAAGATGACAGGGAGTTCCTTAAAACGCTTTTTAAGCCTTTTCTGGCATTTGCGGCAAAGGCACAGGAGGCAACGTATCAGATTGGAGGTTGAAAACAGAATGTATAACCGCAACAATCCACTTTTGTATCCAGTGAAGCCCCCCTGCCAGTTATAGAAGGCATCCGGGCTTGCCCGCCTGCCACGAACAAAGGGAAGGGGGAGCCTAATACCCCACCTGCCTGACGTTGGTGGGAAGGGTGTCCGAACAAGCAGCAAGCTGGGACACGGTAGATTGTCCGAAACAATATGAAAAACGTATGGCAAATCAAAAACAGGTACTCGACGTGCAGGTGTCGAAAGGGATTACCACCGCCCAAAGTAATGAACATCTGCGTGACCGTAGTGAAAAGGCAGAGAAGTACGCTATGAGTAAGGGAAATTATGATCCTACGCGTAAACGGCTGAACTTCGAGATTGCGCCCGGAGGTAAAATACATCCCATCGACACAAGCCGTAGCATTCCCAAACGGATGGCGGACATATTGAGTCACCGTGGAATCAAAGATCCTAATGAGGGGCTGCTCGAACCAAAATACCGCACGGTGGTAAATATCATCTTCGGCGGTTCACGGCAGCGAATGCAGGAACTTGCTTTCGGTACGCAACAGGTGGACTTTGAAAAAGGTGCGGACAATACCCGCATCGAACGGAAGCGTGACATTGAACGCTGGGCCAAGGATGTTTATTCATTCGTTTGTGGCAGATATGGTGAGCAGAACATCGCTGCATTCATTGTACATCTGGATGAATTGAACCCGCATATCCACTGTACGCTTCTGCCAATCAAGGATAGTCGCTTTGCGTACAAGGAAATCTTCGCCGGTAAGGATAAGTTTGAATATAGTGCAAGAATGAAACAACTTCATACGGACTTTTTCGCAGAAGTCAATACAAAGTGGGGAATGTCAAGAGGAACAAGCATATCCGAAACGGGTGCACGGCACAGAACGACTGAGGAATACCGCCGAATGTTGTCTGAAGAGTGTACAACAATCGAGGATAATATCAAACTCCATCAACAGGTATTGGGTGAACTTCAATCAGACATCCGGTTGGCAGAACGCAGAGTCAAAGGGCTTACGACAATGATTAGCAATCTTGAAAAGCAGAAAACTGAAAAAGAAACCTTGTTATCGGCAGCCGAGTACAATTTAAAAGAAAACAAAGGCAATGCGGCAGAATTGGCAATCCAAATACAAATGTTGGAAAAAGAGCTGCAAGGAATCATCAGACAACTGGCAGACAAGCAGGAAAAGTTGCAGACGGCTGACCGGCAACTCATCGAACTGAAAAAGGATATGGGAGCCATTGAAGAACGTACCGAAGAACTCAAAGAGGAGGCCTATCAATATTCCCGTGATGTACACTCCAAAGTGGATAGCTTGTTTAAAGACGTCCTACTGGAGAGTGTAATCAGCGAGTATCGTAACGCATCGGCACAAATGAATGTTTCAGAACGGCAGCTCTTTGACGGTTCACTGGTACAGTCTATCGCCGAGCGGGGTACGGAAATCATGCACTGTGCGACAATGCTATTTCTCGGAATGGTAGATGATGCCACTACATTTGCCGAATCACATGGTGGTGGAGGCGGAGGGAGTGACCTCAAATGGGGACGCGACGAGGACGAGGACAATCGAGCATGGGCACTTCGCTGTATGAGGATGGCGAGCCGCATGATGCGCTCGACTATCGGCAAGAAATCTAAACGGTAAATGGCATACGCTTTACACCAGATTAAAAGTATAACTAATGAAATCATTGGAATATGACGAAACAAATTATTTTCATCTTCGCTTTGCTCTGCACGTTGCAGGCACAAGCAAGTGTACAACCCGTACAGAAGGACACTGTACGACACACTATTCATTATGAAGTAGCGGAATTGCTTCAACCGATGCAGCCCGTCTATCTCAACGGGGTGCTACTTCCGGCATCTCGAACCGGCAACTGGTTTGTTAGCATATCCGGAGGTGCGACAGTTTTTCTTGGTACACCTCTCGGTTGTGAAGACCTTTTTGGACGAGTGAAACCTTCGTACAGCCTCGCCGTCGGCAAATGGTTTACTCCTTTGGTCGGCGCAAGGGTAAATTATAGTGGCTTGCAGTTTAAGGATGCACAATTATCTACGCAGGACTACCATTATATCCATGCAGATCTCCTGTGGAATCTCCTTGGACGCAGATATGCCCGACAGGAACAGGTACGTTGGAGGCTTGCACCCTTTATGGGTGTCGGTCTGCTACATAACGCCACCAACGGGAACAATCCCTTTGCGCTTTCTTACGGCATACTAACACAATACCGTATTTCCAAACGGGTTAGTGCTATGCTGGAACTCTCTAACACAACTACATTCCAGGATTTCGACGGATATGGCTATCCAAACCGTCTGGGCGATCACATGCTTTCGCTGACTGCCGGATTCACCTTTCATCTCGGTAAGGTCGGCTGGAAGCGCGCAGTGGATACGGCACCATACATCCATCGGAACGAACTGCTTGTCGATTATGGCAACTTCCTTTCGGAGGAGAACAGGCGTTATGTGGGACGTCACAATCAAGATAAGCGAACGCTCGTGGAATTAAAGAAAATTCTGGAAATCGAAGGACTACTCGATACATATAGCCATATCTTTGACAACGACGATATAACCGGATGCAGATATCCTATAAATAATTATAGCGGTTTGAACTCGCTTCGTGCAAGATTGAAGCATAGCTATTGGGACGGGTCGTCACCTCTTGACACGACTATTCTTCAGACAGAGAATGGAAAGCCATCATATAATTACACGGCTTCCCGAAATGTGCAGTCCGCCCATCAGGACACCCTCGCTATGGATTCCACGGTTCTTTCATACGCTGATGGAGAGTGCATCGGTACACCCATCTATTTCTTTTTTGCTCTCAATACGACACATCTGACGGATACCTCACAGAGGCTTAATCTTGACGAACTGGCTCGTGTAGCTAAGAAATACAGTTTATCCGTGAGGGTAACTGGTGCTGCTGACAGTTCTACAGGAACATCAAGTATCAATGATTCTTTGAGTATATCGAGAGCAGGTTTTATTACCGCAGAACTGGAACAACGTGGAATACCAGCCAAGCGGATTATCAGAGTTAGCAAAGGTGGAATTGCCGACTATACGCCCGTGGAAGCCAACAGACATACGAAAGTGGAGTTGTTTTTTCCAAAAGCGAAATAGAAATTTCGCATAATTGATGTTTAACTTTGTCATAATCAATGAAGCCTCTCCGCTGTGAAGCGAAGAGGCTTTTTCGATATGGTACACGTGAAGTTCGCCATTTTCCTACTGTCAGAACCAGAATGAAAATTATTTCGATGCTTCGAGTGACTCTTTTCTGAACTGTTTGAGAAGTTTTTCAAGTTCAAGTGATACTTTGCGGGCACGAGTTCCGGCAGCTTTGTTGCTTTTCTCCATCTGGAGGTTGGCATCTTTTGAGAATTGATCGAACAATTCACAGATTTGTGTAAATGTTTTTTCCATTGTTATGTTCTTAATATTATATAATACTCTGGCAAAGATAGCAAAAATATTTTTTTAGGACTTATATTAGCTCTGTTATATATTTCGCCTATAATATGATACCCCTTTTTATGTTTTTCCATTCTGAGTATTCCCTTATCGCACCATCGGCAAATCTGGCCGAAGAGATTTTATATGCAAAGGTACAGTGTCCGGACGATTGTCAAGCACCGCTATGCTAACGGTTCCTGGATATTTTACGGCAGCCTTCCTCAAATCAAAGATTGACTTTCAGTCCCCTTCTCATTGCAAGGTATAAAAGGACAAGCATGCTTCTGCTCTTACATTCGAAGGTTGGGTATTCCGTTCCATTCCATTTACTGTTTACTTGTCTTATCGCCCTTATTCCACTGTTAATCCTGCATAAAAATCAATCCCCGGCAAGAAGCCGAAAGAGCTTCAAGCAAAGGGAAATAATAAATCAAAGAATATGGGAAAATACGATTTTATCAAGTTGGGTAATCTTCTTTATTGGCATGACCCAGATAGTGGTCTGTCTAATGGGGTTTACCAAGTGGCTTCTATTCCGGAAAACATTGAAGAGGATAGCGTTATTTTGATTGCATCTGATACTTCGGAAGCGGAGGTTTTTCCTTCTGAATTATCACCGATACATACCGGTAGAAGTCATAAAGAAGACTTTTTGCGTTGGAAAACAGAACGTGAAGCTGAAGGTATTGAGTTTTACGACCACCTTTCCAAGGTGATGGATACGGAAAACGACTTGAGTGTGGGAGATATGGTGGCGTTTACAAACGATTATGGAGTGATATTTGGACCTTGTGAGGTCTTAGCTTTTGGGAATCTCTGTAATAGTGGCAGATGTGTATATATTGACAGTGATTCTTATTGGTTTCCTAACCGTCCCGACCAACTCACCATCATGAGAGGTGCGGAATGACAATAACATATCCACCTGTAGCCAAAGCGGGTGGATAGCATTTCCTTGTATTGTATATTCAGCCCGATTACTCTTATAGCCATGCTCCACCGAACTCCCACAACCGGTCCTATTCCTTTTTTACTCGTCGTACTCCGTTTCTAAACAGTATAACACATTTATTGGCCTGACATTCTTGAAATTCACAACGGAAACAGCTTGGTTTCCGTGTGATGAAACACTTGAACTGGTATGTGAGAAATTCCCAACACTATGTTATTTCTATCAATCGGAAGAGTCGGGTCTGGCGGAGTACTGGACAAATGACCAAGAGGGTAAATACTTTCCCGACAAGTACATTGCAGACCTATGTACTCCAGACGACAAATGGTACAAGGAATATTTTGTCAACCAGACAGAAGTATTCAAGTGGTTTGAGGTGATAAGCGGTCAGTCTGTCGAATCAATAACAGAAATTCTTGCTATTGCCGAACAACGGAAAGATGAAAACGACAATTCTTTCTGTAACATCTATGAATATGCCGCAGGCTAAGACTAATCCGATGCAGAAAACGAAATGACGGTATGCTGACAGCGTGCAGCGAACTATCATTATCCGATAAGCTTCTCTGATTTGCCATGCAGATTGGGGAGACTTTGTCGCCTTCAGTCCTTTTATACAGTCTCAGAGTGCTTCTCCAGTCTTTTATATTCTTCCAATCCGGATATTCTTTATATCGCACATCGGCAGTTCTTATCTGAGAGATTTATTCAGCAAAGTTACTACAAAAAAGTGAAATGCGGAAAGATATAGTGATAGAATTGAGTTACAAGGGTTTTGGTTGAAGTGGCGATAATCCGTGAAGCCATTACAATCCCTGCCGAAGCCAAATCCTGACGCCGCTACGTTACTTGTTCGTAACCATGCCCGAAAATGCGACAAACGGGTACGAATAGCGAAACAAGGCTCTAAGGAATAGTGAGTTATCCATAACTCATGCGAAAAATCAGGTTACGGAAAAAGATTGCGCCGTTCCTCCCCGTTTTGCGTACCAACACCGGACTCTTCACCAACTAATTTTGAAACCCAAAAATTAAGGACAATGAAGAGTACATTTTCAGTAATCTACTACCTCAAGCGTCAGGTAGTGAAAAAGGACGGGACAGTTCCCGTCATGGGACGCATCACGGTGGACGGCAGCCAGACACAGTTCAGCTGCAAACTGACTGTCGATCCGAAACTGTGGGACACCAAAGGTGGACGTGTCACGGGCAGAAGCACGGCGGCACTCGAAACGAACCGTATGCTTGACAAGATGCGGGTACGCATCAACAGGCATTATCAGGAAATCATGGAGCGTGACAACTTCGTCACGGCGGAGAAGGTGAAGAACGCCTTTCTCGGACTGGAACACCGCTACCACACGCTGATGCAGGTGTTCCGCCAGCACAACGAGGACTACGAGAAGCAGGTGGAGGCAGGCATGAAAGCCAAAGGCACGCTGCTGAAGTACCGCACCGTTTACAAGCACATGCAAGAGTTCCTCGACATCCGCTACCATGTGAAGGACATCGCCCTAAAAGAGCTTACCCCGGCTTTCATCTCCGACTTCGAGATGTTCCTGCGCACGGACAAGCACTGCTGCACCAATACCGTGTGGCTGTACGTCTGCCCGTTACGGACGATGGTATTCATCGCCATCAACAACGAGTGGCTGACGCGCGACCCGTTCCGCGAGTATGAAATCAAGAAGGAGGAAACAACACGCAGTTTCCTGACCAAAGATGAGATCCGCCTGCTGATGGAGGGGAAACTGAAAAACGCCAAACAGGAATTGTACCGCGACCTCTACCTGTTCTGCGCCTTCACGGGGCTGTCGTTCGCGGATATGCGCAACCTTACGGAAGAGAATATCCGCACCTACTTCGACGAACACGAGTGGATAAACATCAACCGCCAGAAAACGGGCGTGGTGTCCAACATCCGCCTGCTCGACATCGCCAACCGCATAATCGGCAAATACCGGGGACTGTGCGGGGACGGCAGGATATTTCCCGTTCCGCATTATAACACGTGCCTTGCCGGTATCCGTGCCGTCGCCAAGCGTTGCGGCATCACCAAGCATATCACGTGGCATCAGAGCCGCCACACGGCAGCCACGACGATATTCCTCTCCAACGGTGTTCCCATCGAAACGGTCAGCTCCATGCTCGGACACAAGAGCATAAAGACGACGCAGATTTACGCAAAGATAACCAAAGAGAAGCTCAATCAGGACATGGAGAACCTTGCCGCAAGATTGAACGGCGTCGAGGAATTTGCAGGTTGCACCATCTAAAAAGAAAAGCCATGAAACGTGACACAATCATCATCGAGGACAAGGCAGTCAGCGTAACCGGTAACGACGTGTGGATGACCGCCACCGAAATAGCCGGATTGTTCCATACGACCGTCCCGGCAGTGAACGCCGCCATCAGAGCCGTCCGCAAGTCGGACGTGCTGAACGACTACGAGGTGTGCCGCTACATGCAGCTTGAAAACGGGCTGCACGCGGACGTGTACGCCCTTGAAATCATCATCCCGGTCGCTTTCAGGGTGAATACCTACAACACCCACCTGTTCCGCACATGGCTGGTGGGAAAGGCACTCTCACAAGAGAAACGGCAGACATACGTGATGTTCATACAGAACGGAAAAGCCGGGTATTGCTGATTGCACATACCCCATAAGACAAGTAAACGGGTAGCACCACAAAAGGTGTCACCCGTTTACTTTTTCATGAAACCGCCTCACTCCAGCGGCTTGCGGTAGTTCGCTTCCAGTACCCCGCGCAGCCCCGTTTCCGGGTAAAGCACCTTCCCTCCCAAAAGTATGAAGGGCAACACGCGGTTGTTGCGGTATTCCTGCAAGGTGCGCCGGCTCACACGGAGCAGTTCCGACACCTCGCCGTCCGTCAGGTAACGTTCCCCGTCCAGCGGAGGACGGTAGCTTTCCAGAAATGCGGACAGCCATTTCGAGCCTTTGCGCATATCCTGCACCACAGAGGCTATCGGCTCGTCTTCCATCGTAAAAACATCGTTGTTCTCGTTCATCATAACTTCGGATTCAGTGGGTGAATAAATCAAATCATCTGCCGTGCGGATAGAGCGTGCCGACAAGCGGTATCAGCCGCTTCACCTCCTCTGGCTTGTAATAGAACCTGCGGTTTATCTGCGAGTAGCCGATAAGCCGCCTGTCACGCAGCGTCTGCAACGTGCGCGGGCTTATTCTCAACTGCCCGCAGACCTCCTCGCCCGTGAGCCATCTTTCCATGCGCCCCGTGTCGCTTTTGCGCCTCAGGGCGGCGACCTTCTCCGAGAGTGCGCCGAATGCCGCCACCATCATCTCGAAAGTCTTTTTCTCGATAGATACTATTTCCATATTCATGTCATTTAGAGTTTGCCGCAAAGGTAACGAAACGGCATACAAGACGTATCGTTTTCCGCTGAAAGGCTGCCTGTTGCGCCGTTTGACCGGGTTACGGAGCCATCTTCCGCAAAAATCTTACGTGAGTCACGTAGTGAGTTGTTAAAGCCCCTTTTGTTTATTGCCGAATTTTGTCGCAGAAACAAAAAGAAAGGACTGAACATGAAAGTGATAACAATGGAAAGTTCCGCCTACAAGGAGATGATGGCGCAGATTGCGAACATCGCAGGGTACATCCGCGAGGCAAGGGACGAGAAGAAACGGAAGCGGGAAACCGAAGACAAGCTGCTTGACACGGCACAGGCGGCGAAGATGCTCAACGTGAGCAAGCGCACCATGCAGCGTATGCGCACCGACCACCGTATCGAGTATGTGGTGGTACGCGGAAGCTGCCGCTACCGCCTTTCCGAGATACTGCGGCTATTGGAGGACAACACAGTAAGGAACGAGGAAGGGACAATAGACACCCTGTTCCACAACCACACGCTGCGCACGGGCGGCAAACCAAAAGGAAGGAGGACATAGGTCATGGAACTGCTCACACGAAACAACTTCGAGGGCTGGATGCAGAAGCTGATGGAACGGCTCGACCGTCAGGACGAACTGCTGCTGGCGATGAAGGCTGAGGGGAAACAGCCCACTATCACGGAAAGCATCCGCCTTTTCGACAATCAGGATTTGTGCATGTTGCTCCAGATAAGCAAACGCACCCTCCAACGCTACCGCAGCGTAGGCGCATTGCCCTACAAGACGCTGGGCAAGAAGACCTATTACAGCGAGGAGGACGTGCTGACATTCCTTTCCAACCATATCAAGGACTTCAAAAAGGAAGATATAGCCTTCTACAAGGCTCGTATCCATAATTTCTTTCATAAATAACCCATTAAAACATTTTTCAGATGGCAAAGAAAAAAGACGAAAAGGACGTGCTGGTAGTCCGTGACGAGAAGACAGGCGAGATCAGCGTGGTAGCCGGGCTGAACGCGGACGGCACACCCAAGCGCACCCCCGCAAAAGCGGAGAACGCGCAGAGTTTCCTGCAATTCGACCGACATGGCGACGTGCTGGACAACTTCTTCAAGAACTTCTTCCGGCAGTGCAAGGAACCCAGCCGCTTCGGTTTCTACCGCATTGCGGCAGACCAAGCTGAAAATCTCTTAGAGGTGATGAAGCAACTGCTGAAAGACCCCGAAGCGAACAAGGAGCTGCTCGCCCCTCACAAGGTGGACACCTCCGACTATGAGAAGAAGGTGCAGGAAGAGATGGCAGCACAACAGACAGAGAAACAAGAACCTCAAAAACAGGAGAACATGGAACAACGGAAAGAACAGCAACAGGACAAATCCGAACAGATGCAGGGCAAACGTGGCTACCAGCCCATCGACGAGAGTAAAATCAACTGGCAGGAGCTGGAGGACAGATGGGGCGTAAAGCGGGACAACCTTGAAAAGTCCGGCGACCTTACGAAGATGCTCAACTATGGCAAGTCCGACTTGGTAAAGGTCAAACCGACCTTCGGCGGCGAATCATTCGAGCTGGACGCCCGCCTCTCCTTCAAGAAGGACGGTGAGGGAAACATCAGCCTCGTGCCGCACTTCATCCGCAAGGAGCAGAAGCTGGATGAGTACAAGGAACACAAATTCTCCGACAATGACCGGAAGAACCTCCGCGAAACGGGCAATCTCGGTAGGGTCGTGGACATTGTGGACAGGGAAACGGGCGAGATCATCCCCTCCTACATCAGCATCGACCGCAAGACGAATGAAATCACGGACATTCCGGCAAGCAGGGTGCGCATCCCGGAGCGCATCGGCAAGACGGAAATCACCACGCAGGAGCGGGACATGCTCCGCGCCGGACTGCCCGTACGCGACAAGCTCATCGAGCGCAACGACGGCAGAAAGTTCGTCACCACCCTGCAAGTGAACGTGGAGCAGCGCGGCGTGGAGTTCGTGCCGGGAACCGGCAAGTCGCCCCGTACCGCACAGACACAGGAAACCAAAGGCGACACATCGAAAAGTCAGGCGCAGGGCGGGGAAAATGCCGCACAGACCAAGAAGGAGCAACGCCGCAACACGTGGACGAACGAGGACGGCAGCATCCGCCCCATCAGCAAATGGAGCGGCGTGAGCTTCACCGACCAGCAGAAAGCCGACTATGTGGCGGGGAAAGCCGTGAAGCTGGAGAACGTGACCGACAAGCAGGGCTTCCATGCCACGATGTATATCAAGTTCAACCCGGAGAAGGGACGCCCGTACCGCTACGACACGAACCCTGACAATGCACAGCAGGTTGCTCCGTCCAACGAGAGCCGCACGCAGGTGGCGGTGAACAACGATGGCAAGACCAACGAGGCTACAAAGAATCTGAGAGAGCCGTTGCAGAAAGGTCAGACCAACCCGAAGGACGCCCGCCAGCAACAGCAGCAGGAGAAGCCGCAGAAGAAAACGGGCAAGGGCATGAAAATGTAATCCCGTGTCCGCCACTGAATCCAAAATAAAATCCAAAGTATCAACAAAAAAGAAGAAGACATGAAGACAATCATTGCAGAAAAGTTATCATAACTCGTGATAACTTCTCGGTCAAAATACTACCCGCAGGGCTGGAGATTTTTACCGAAAACAGGAGGCTTGACCTTGCTTTCCCGTCCAATCCCGGAATTACCTTTGCGCCCAGAACGAAAATGACTGACTGATGCGGCTTACTGAAAGGCGCAAAATGGAGGTAAACGAAAACAGAGGCAGATTGTGTAGAAAAAAACTTCAGGGGAAAATCCGTAAAAAAAAGAATCACCAAAAGGAAAAAGACATCACCGGAAGCGTGAAAAGGGCAAACCACAACAAAGGAAGTATGATTGTTTCCGATCCGACGGAACTTGTTCAGCCGGGTGGCAACAATCATTCTTCCCGGTTTGTCCGGCTGTGTGTGGGCGCCTGTTTCATTCATGGGGCAGGCTGACACACTCTGCATTCACTTTCCGCTTCCGGCAAAAGAGACAGCGAAAAAAGAAAAATCATTTGAAAACCCGTAAAAGCACCTCTTGGCATAGGCGCAAAAGAAAGGGGCATTGCTTCATCTGTCTAAACATCGTTTAGGCGTGAGGCAATGCCCTTTTCTC